AGAAATTCCTCCGGGGGTTAAAATGGCAAAACATTTCTGCTCGGGCTAATGCCGCTGGTTGCACAGTTTCACCTCCTGTGCTATATAACACTGGTGTTTCACGGTTTCACCTCTTGTGCTATATATTTTCCTGCAGCAGTTCTTTCTGCCATGATCTTTCTCCTGCTGGTTGCCTCCTGTTCCATTCTTTCCTGTCTAAAACCAGCGGCATTAATCTGGGCAGAAGTGTTCCATATTTCTACAAATCTATCTGAGAGGAGGCTAAACCATTGGCAAAAGCTGCTAATAGTAAGCCAAAGTCTAAGAGCAGACCTGCGCTTTCAACAGAAGCACGTGAAAGTCAGCTCATCGCGTTGGCCGAAGATCTGGCTGAGCAGCAATTGAGAGATGGCACAGCCTCCTCCCAGTTGATTACACACTATTTGAAGCTCGGATCTACTCGTGAACGCCTTGAAAAGAAGCTTCTGGCTGAACAGGTCGAACTCGCCTCTGCCAAGAAAGAGAATATTCGTTCTCAAGCTCGGCAGGAGGAGATGTATGAGGCTGCACTCAAGGCTATGAAACGCTACAACGGCGATCTTGAAGAAGAGGAATACGAAGATGAAGACATATACTGAGCTGTTGGAGATTCCTGACTATATCGGTCGGGTTGAGTATCTCGAGACACATTCGAACATTGGCGAGACTACTTTTGGCTGGTCTCGATATTTGAATCAGGCTCTGTATACTTCTGATGAGTGGCGGAAATTTAGACGAGACATTATTATTCGAGATGAAGGTTGCGATCTGGCTCTTCCTGGCTACGATCTGGATGCAGAGGATATTATCATCCATCATTTGAATCCAATCACACCAGAACAAGTTGAGACTCGAGACCCAATCATATTTTCGAAAAACAACGTTGTCTGCGTTTCGAACCGTACTCATCGTTGCATTCACTATGGTGGTATTCGAACTGCTATATTTTCCACTCTTCAACGAAAGCCTTATGACACTTGTCCTTGGAAGAAAATGTAAAGGAGGGGTTCGCTGATGAGCACATTTACTCAGGCCGAAATCAACTCGAGTATACTTCTTTCTATCAAGAAAGCGATTGTTGGACCCCCCGAGTATACTCCTTTTGATGCTGAACTAATTACACACATCAACAGCCAGATTGCGAACCTCTATCAACTCGGTCTGGACTCTGCAAAGAGTGTTGTCGTGGATGGCGCCGATCAACTCTGGACGGATCTTATCCCCGCTGGCGATTCTCGTCTCCAGTTTGTTAGGACCTATGTATATGCCAGAGTGAAGATGATCTTTGATCCGCCCACGTCGACCGCTCAAATGCAAGCATTAAAAGATGCTGCCGCTGAAGCAGAATTTCGTATCAGTACAGCTGTTGATAAACCCTATGACGATCTTGACCCCGCGAGTCCTGTCGCTACTGGTGACCACTCCATGCTCAAGAATCGTGACCTTCCCAATCAGCATCCTATCAAGGCTATTACGAATTTGGATGAGACGATCCAGAAGACAAACACCAGCCTGAATGAGAAGCTGAATAAGTCGAGCGCTATGTCTCAGGCTCAGATCGATGACATCATTAACAAGGCACGCTGGAAGAAAGTGAAGTGATCTTATGAGTAATTTCCTCGACCAAGCGGGTCTAAGCTATTTGTGGACAAAGATCGCTGATGCGATTTCTACTTCTGCATCCGCTACTGAAAAGAAGATTCCAACTAAGGTATCTCAGCTTGAAAACGATAAAAAATATATCACTCTTGCTGATGTTCCTAAAGATTCTGCAATATCATCAGCTACGATTAATGCAATTGTAAATGGCACATATTCTTAAAGAAGGAGGTAGATTATGGCTACTCCTAATTTCCTCGACCAAGCGGGTCTAAGCTATTTGTGGACAAAGATCGCTGATGCGATTTCTACTTCTGCATCCGCTACTGAAAAGAAGATTCCAACTAAGGTATCTCAGCTTGAAAACGATAAAAAATATATCACTCTTGCTGATGTTCCGGATGGCGTTGCAGCATCCAATACAGTTCCGAAAGTTGACTCTGGTTCTGGTAGTGTTGGTACAGAAAATGCTTTTGCAAGAGGTGATCATGTTCATCCAACTGATACAACTCGTCTTGCAACAAATGGCGATGCTTCTAGCGTGACCGTTGCATTTACAGAACCTATTAAGCGAGAGAGTATTGTCTCTGGTGAGTCGTTTAACACCATTGCCGGCAAAATTCTGAAGTATATGAATGACTTTGGAACTTGCGCATTCAAGAGCATGATCTTGAAAGATGATCTTGCACCTTCCATCAAGACTTCTCTTGAAAAAGCAGATAGTGCACTTCAGTCTTATACAGAAACGGATCCGACAGTTCCTGCCTGGGCAAAGACGCCTACCAAGCCGACTTATACAGCAGCTGAAATTGGCGCATTGAGTGTGGACGATGCTAACAATAATTTCGCTAAGAAATCTGATATTACAAGTATCTATCGTCCAAAAGGTTCTAAACCAACGTATGAAGATCTTCCAACAACAGGAAATGCGGTTGGCGATGTGTGGAATGTTGAGGCTGACGATATGAACTACGCATGGACTGTCGATGGTACTTGGGATCCGCTTGGCTCCAAGATTGAGATTAGTTCGATTAGTAATGACACGATTGACCAGATTGTTGCCGGAACAAGTGCATGACGGAGGTGACTTTCTATGGCCGCCTTCCTTGATGCTGATGGACTGAATCTCTTCTACGGATTAATTGCAGCAAAATTTGGTAGTGGACCCCCGAATGGCAGCATGGAGTTTGCATCCGCTGTCTATACTGGTGATGGCGCAACCGAGATTTCAAATGATCTCACAATTAGTAATCTCACGATTCCTTCTGGGATTATTACTGGCTCGAGCCACTACTATGATTTGGCTCTCATCACCGGCGATCCAATTAACTCAAATGGAGTAAGTTCTCTTGGCCTTATTTGGGCAAATACGGTTGTTGGCAATGCTGGCACAGGATTCAGTATTTACAGAGATCCTACTGCTGACATAGTGACTATCTCCATGCTACGAAATGTATATTTGCAGGGTTTTCTTGATGCAACTAACCAGTCCTCCTTACATATGAAATATGGGAGTTTGCCGGCTGGTTTTACGCCATATGATCCTGCATTTACAGCACTTGCTCCAGACTATGCCAAAGCAATGCTACGCGATCAAAATACTCGATACCGAATTGGGCTATTTAAGTTCTCCAATTCGGCAATGGCAACATGATGCTTATATTTTTGTCTCGATTCTCCTAAGAAAGGAGGACTTATATGGCTGTATATGGACCCGAAAACAATGAAGAGCTTTATCACTATGGTATAAAGCGCAAGAGTGGCCGTTACCCTTGGGGATCTGGTAAAGAACCTTATCAGAGCAACCCCGCCATGGCGAAAAAAGCGGCTTCGGCGAATGCATCTAAAGCCCCTGCAAAGTCTGCTGCAAAAGTTGCATCCGCTTCTAAGAACTTCTCTAAGAGACCAGAAACTTTCTGGGAAAAGCGTCGTAAAGCGCAAGCCGCAAAACAGCGTGAAAAGGCTAAAGCTGCAAAAGCCAAGGCCGAAGAAGAGGCTAAAGTTAAAGAAGCTGCAAAACCGGCTACTCAGAAAGCCAAAGAGATGTCCGATGAAGAGCTTATGAGAGCAATCAATCGTCTTCGTCTTGAACAGACATATTTGAGCATGCTTGAGCCTCCGAAGCAGAATTCGCAAAATCAGTCTCAGCAGCAGAATAATCAGCAACAGCAAGCAAAGCAACAGGCTCAGCAAATCCGAAATACCGTTGATAATGGTAAACGCTGGATCGATAAGATGAAGTCTGGCACCAAAGATGCTGCAGATCTTGCGACCAATATTGGCAATATTGCCAAGGGTGCTCAGACTACTTATGCTAATGTCATGTCTATCAAGAAGATGATAGACGCTGCTGAAGAACTCAAGAAGAAGAAAGGTTAACTATGTCTAAGTATCTATCCAATACTGCGGTGCCTCGCTATTATGGTGAGTTCCGGGAGAAGGTGCTCGCTGGAGAAATTCCTGTTAATCGGGAAATCTCTATGGAAATGAATCGTATTGACGAGCTGATTCGGAATCCAGGCGTGTATTACGATCCTGCACCTGTAGAGGGTTGGATTGCATACTGCGAAAGCGAGCTGACCTTGACTGATGGCTCTGATCTTGAGATGATGTTTTCGTTCAAGCTATGGGGTGAGCAACTCTATGGCTGGTTCTATTTCGAGACGCGCAGTGTCTATGTCCCTGATCCTCAAGGAAAAGGTGGTCGCTATGTAACTCGAAAGTACAAGCGAAGACTCATCCATAAGCAATATCTCATTGTGGGGCGTGGTGCAGCGAAATCTCTCTATGATTCCTGTGTCCAATCTTATGGCCAGATCTGCGATACATCAACGACTCAGCAGATTGTGGTTGCGCCGACGATGCGACTTGCTGAAGAGACTACGACTCCTTTGGCGACGGCAATTGCTCGCGCGAGAGGCCCAGTTTTCAAAATGCTGACAGCGGGGTCTCTTCAGAACACAACTGGTTCTAAAGCAAATCGAGTTCAGTTGGCATCTACCAAGAAGGGCATCATGAATTTTATGACGAATTCCCTGATCGAAATCCGCCCGATGCGAATCGATAAACTTCAGGGTTTGCGTTGTAAATATGCAACCATTGATGAGTGGCTTTCTGGTGATATTCGAGAAGATCCGGTTGGCGCTATTGAGCAGGGTGCTTCTAAAGTGAAAGACTACCAGATCGTGGCAACTTCTTCAGAAGGTACTGTTCGGAATGGTGTCGGAGACTCGATTAAGATGGAGCTTCAATCAATCCTGAAGGGTGAATACCAGAATCCGCATGTTTCAATCTGGTGGTATAAACTGGACAACATCGATGAGGTTGCCGATCCCGCTATGTGGATTAAGGCAAACCCAAACATCGGCATTTCTGTGAGCTATGATGCTTATCAGCAGGATGTTGAGAGAGCTGAAAAAGTTCCATCTGCCCGGAATGATATTCTTGCTAAGAGATTTGGTCTTCCTATGGAGGGCTACACGTATTACTTCCCGTATGAGGAGACAATTTGTCATCCGAAACGGTTGTATTATGGAATGCCTTGTGCAATGGGCATCGATGCATCTCAAGGCGATGACTTCTTTGCATTTACATTTCTGTTTCCGCTTAAAGGTATGCAATTCGGCGTGAAGACACGAAATTATATTTCGTCCAGGACCGTCTTAAAGCTAAATCCTGCGATGCGGCAGAAATATGAAGAGTTCATGGAAGAGGGCAGTTTGATTGTCCTGGATGGAACAACACTTGATCCCATGCAAATCTATGAGGATCTTGACGAGTTTATCATCCAGAACAATTATGATGTTCGTGCTGTTGGTTATGACCCTTACAATTGTAAGGATTTCATTGCTCGCTGGGCTCAAGAGAATGGCCCATTCGGCATTGAGAAAGTCATTCAGGGCAAGAAGACCGAGACAGTTCCCCTTGGTGAACTTAAGAAGCTTTCCGAGGATCGAGCATTGCTATTTGATGAGCAGTTAATGACCTATTCTATGGGTAACTGTATTACTCTGGAAGATGTCAATGGCAACCGAATGCTTTATAAGAAACGTTACGATCAGAAGATCGATGCAGTAGCCGCTATGATGGACGGTTACATCGCATGGAAACTGAATCGTGATCTGTTCGATTAATTTCTCTTGAAAGGAGGAATACTATGGCTGTTTACGGTCCTAATAATGCTGAAGAGCTTTATCATTATGGTGTTCTTGGCATGAGATGGGGTGTGCGGCATGATAAGCGAGCAGCATATGAGAAAGCTTCTGCAAAAGCTAAGAAGAACCGCGAGAAGTACGATAAAGCTGAGAAGTCTGAGCGTTCTCTTGCATATACCATTTCTCAGCGTCGTATGAGTCCATTCCGGTCTCATCGAAATACTTCGAAACTTGAGAAGAAACTCGAGAGTAGAAGCGCTAAAACGATTCGTCGTGCTCAGAAAGGCGCAAAGTGGTATCAGCAGATGTCCAAGGAATTTGGAAAAGTTAATATGAAGATCTCTAAGGATCAATCTAATGAACTTGAGATGTATCTGAAGAAACTTGACGCATTCAACGATCGTCTGCTGGATGCTCGAGAGAGACGCCGCGGCTAAAAATCAAAATGAGTGCAAATCCTTGATAAGGAGGACCCCACATGGATCTATCTATTGGTTCTCGGTTTAGAAGGGCATGGAATGTCTTTAGAAATCGAGATCTTAAAGCTGATATGTCCTGGCAATTGGGCTATGGGGATTCTCGAAGAGCTGACCGAGTTGTTCTTTCATCCAATAATGAAAAGACCATCGTGAATGCAATTTACAATCGTATTGCACTCGACGTGGCAGCTCTTAAATTTCGGCATGTTCGCCTTGATGAGAATGGGCGATTTAAGGAAGAGATGGGGACCAATCTCAATGAAGTCCTATCTGTTGAGGCAAACATTGACCAAAGTGGACGAGCATTCATTCATGATCTTGCTCTGTCCATGATTGATGAAGGTGTAGTTGCCGCAGTTCCTGTTGAAACATCCGAAGACCCCGAGGTGTCCAGCTCCTATGATATTTATCAGATGCGGGTTGGCCCAATTGTGGAATGGTACCCACAGCATGTAAAAGTGCGTCTTTATAACAGTGTTACCGGGCAACATCAGGATATGTCGTTCCGTAAGAAAGATGTCGCAATCCTGGAAAACCCATTCTATGCAGTTATGAATGCGCCAAATTCGACTCTGCAAAGACTCATTCGAAAACTCCGAATTTTGGATGTAATCGACGAGCAGGCAGGGTCTGGTAAGTTGGATCTGATCATTCAGCTTCCTTATACGATTCGTAGCGAAGCACGTCAGCAGCAGGCCGAGATCCGTCGCAAGTCTGTTGAAGATCAGCTCGCTGGGAATAAACTCGGCATCGCATATATTGACAGTACTGAGAAGGTAATTCAGCTGAACCGCTCTGTCGAGAATAATCTCCTGAAGCAGGTTGAGTATCTTACGAGTATGCTATATAGCCAGTTGGGTCTTAATCAGAGCATTCTGGATAATACCGCTGACGAGCAAACTCAGTTGAGTTACAGTAACAAGATTGTCGAACCAATTGCATCAACTATCACAGATGAGTTTAAACGGAAGTTCTTAACTAAGACCGCTCGTAGCCAAGGACAATCTATCATGTTCTTTACCGAGCCCTTCCGTATGACTCCCGCTGCTCAGATGGCTGATCTTGCCGATAAACTTACCCGCAATGAGATTCTCACTAGTAATGAGGTTCGCCAGATTATCGGTATGAAACCTTCTACCGATCCGAAGGCAGACGAGCTTAGAAACTCGAATCTCAATCATCCGGATGAAAATGGCAATACTGCGGATAATGAGCAACCTACCCTAAAAACTATCCAGAAAGGAGAAAACGCAGATGTATGATTGCGCAGGCTATGTGACCCGTTATGGTGTGAAGTGCACAGATGGTATCACAATTAGTCAGGGTGCTTTCGCAGATCAAAATGGTTCTCGAGTTCCAGTTGTATGGATGCATATTCATGACGATGTGGAAGCAGTGCTTGGCCATGCTGACCTGGAAGCGAGAGATGACGGCGTGTATGGTAAGATTTCCTTCAACAATACTGAAGGCGGTATCGCCGCGAAGGAACTTGTCAACCATGGCGATGTGGTTGCGTTCTCCATTCATGCGAATCACCTGAAACGAAACAAGCTGACCAACGTTGTGTCTCACGGCATGATTCGGGAAGTCAGTCTTGTTATGGCTGGGGCAAACCCCGAAGCATATATCGAGAAACTGAACCTGGCCCATAGCGACGATGGCGACGATTTCGATGATGCAAATATCTGGACTGCTGGCGGTGTTGAACTGATCCATGCAGACGAAGAAAAGAAGGAGGATCCTGACGTGAAGGATGAAGATCTGAAGCACGAGGACACGAATCCCGAGGATAAAAAGAAGTCTGAAGGCAGTGATAAGACTGTTCAGCAGATTCTTGATACCCTGAATGAAGAGCAGAAAACCGCCGTTGCCTATGTGATTGGCAAAGCTCTGGAAGAAGGCGGCAATGTTGAACATAGTGACAACGAGGAGGACGATGACGAAATGAAGCACAATGTCTTTGCCAGCGAGGGCCGCGCCCCCGCAACTCTGACCCATGATGATATGCAGAAGATCCTGAAGGATGCCAAGCGTCTGGGCTCTCTGAAGGCTGCCGTTTTGGAGCATGCTGAGTCCGAGGATATGGCTGGTCTGGATGAGGCCATCTCTCATGCTGACTATGGCGTGGAGAATCTGGACTATCTGTTCCCCGATGCACGTAAGCTGACCAATGAGCCTATCTTCATCCAGCGCGACCAGACCTGGGTTTCTCAGGTGATGAGCAAGGTCCATCGTACGCCCTTCTCTCGGATTAAGAGCATCTTCGCTGATATCACCGAGGATGAAGCTCGGGCCAAGGGCTACATCAAGGGTAAGCTGAAGAAGGAAGAGGTCTTCTCCCTGCTGAAGCGGACCACCACCCCCACTACGATTTATAAGAAGCAGAAGATGGATCGCGATGACCAGGTTGACATCACTGACTTCAATGTCGTCGCCTGGCTGAAGAGCGAGATGCGGATGATGCTGAATGAGGAACTGGCTCGCGCTATCCTGATCGGCGACGGCCGTCTGGCTTCCAGCGATGACAAGATCAATGAGCAGAATATTCGTCCTATCTGGACTGATGCCGAGCTGTTCACTATCAAGTATGCTGTTACCAAGGGCGCTGATGAGGCCGAGCACGCCAAGAACTTCATCAGAGCTGTCATTAAGTCCCGCAGTCAGTATAAGGGCTCCGGTAACCCCGACCTGTACACTACCGAAGACCTTCTGACTGAGATGCTGCTGCTCGAGGACACTACCGGCCGTGTGATCTATGACACCGTCGATAAGCTGCGTACTGCTCTGCGGGTCAACAACATCGTGACCGTCGAGTCTATGGCTGGTCTGCAGCGTACCGATGGTAACTCTAAGACCCAGAAGCTGGACGCTATCCTGGTCAACCTGACTGACTACAATGTCGGTGCCGACAAGGGCGGCGAGGTCAATATGTTCGATGACTTCGACATCGACTACAACCAGTACAAGTATCTGATGGAGACTCGTTGCTCCGGTGCTCTGACTCGGCCTTATTCCGCTATCGCGTTTGAGACCCAGCAGGACTAATCTGAGCAAAGTTTTCATAACTGAAAGGAGAATTATCTATGGATAGAGTTTATCAGGATGCCAAGGACAAGAACGTTGCGAAGGTCATCGTGTACGTGGACTCTGCTAAGGCCTACAGTGACGCTGGCCATAAGACTCAGATGAAGACTTCCGAGCTGAAGGATGCCTTCATGAAGGGCTGCGTACTGGTTTCTGCCGCTGGTACTTGGGTTGCGCCCACCAGCTATACCGAAGCCTCTAAGGTTGGCACCATCGTGGGCCTGGATGCTGGCACTACTGGCACCACCACCACGACCGTTCGTGCCGCTTCTATTGCGGACTAAGTAAAAATTCAAAATGGCAAAGTTTTATGGTGCTATTGGGTTTGTCTTGCAGGAGGAGACTGCTCCAGATGTCTGGACCGAACTTCCAATTGCAAGATATTACCAGGGTGATGTCATCCGTAACGTCAAGAAGGCAACTTCCGGAGAAGGCTTGAACAATGATCTGGATGTCAATAACCAGATTAGTATTGTGGCCGACCCGTTTGCCTTCGCTCATTTCTTTGCCATGCGATACGTCGAATGGATGGGTGGGTACTGGAATGTTCAGTCCGTTGAAGTTCAGTCCCCCCGTCTGATCATCTCAATTGGGGGTGTGTATAATGGCGAAATCGCGGCAAACGTTATCTGATAAGCTTCATGAACTTATTGGAGACAGTGGACGCGTATATTTTCAGCCGCCCTCCACTGTGAAGTTATCTTACCCCTGCATTATCTACAAACTTGATGACATTGATTCGCAGTTTGCAGATAATAACCCTTATTCATTAACAAAGAAATATGTGGTAATGATTATTGCCAAGGATCCTGATACGGAACTCCCGATGAAACTTGCACAGCTCCCCATGTGCACGATGAATCGAGCATATCCTTCCGATAATCTTTATCACTACGTCTTTGATCTCTACTTTTGAGGAGGAATTAACCTATGGCTAAACTCGTTTGGGATAAGTCCGGTGAACATCTGTACGAGACTGGTGTTGACCATGGCGTCCTGTATTTTCCCGATGCCTCTGGCGCCTATAAGGGCGGCGTGGCTTGGAATGGTCTGATTTCTGTGACCGAATCTCCCTCTGGTGCTGAGGCTACTGGCCAGTATGCCGATAACATCAAGTACCTGAACCTGATCTCCGCCGAGGAGTTCGGCGCAACCATTGAAGCCTACACCTATCCTGTGGAGTTTGAGGCTTGCAATGGTAACAAGGAGCTGGTTGCTGAGTCCGGTGTCTTCGTCGGCCAGCAGGCTCGTGGCGTCTTTGGCTTCTGCTATCGTACCCTGATCGGCAATGATACCGACGGTCAGGATCATGGTTACAAGCTGCATCTGGTGTATGGCTGCCAGGTCACTCCTTCCGAGAAGGCCTATCAGACCGTAAATGACTCTCCTGAGGCTCTGACCTTCAGCTGGGAGCTGTCTACCACCCCCGTGAACGTCACCAACATGAAGCCCACTGCTCTGCTCATTCTCGATTCCACCAAGGTCAACTCTACCAAGATGGCCAAGATCGAGGATAAGCTGTATGGCGGCGGCTCCGAGACTGGTGCCGTTCTGCCTACTCCCGATGAGATCGCTGAGATCCTGAACGCCGCCTAATCGGTAAGTAAGAAATCAAAATGAGAGGGCTGGGTCTGAGGCGGCCTGGCCCTCTTTATAAAAATTTTAAAAGGAGAAAGATTCTATGATTAAGCAGCATGTTTCCTATGAAGACTACGAGGGTAATAAGGTTGAGAAGGATCTGTGGTTCCATCTGAACCGCTCCGATCTGGCTAAACTGAGCCTGAATTATGAAAAAGGCCTGATCGAGGGCCTGACTGAGCTTCAGAAGAAAGGCGATAAGCGCGCGATCGCCGAGTTCATTGACGAACTGCTGATCAACGCATATGGCGTCCGTAAACCTGATAGCGATGTCTTCCTGAAGACAAAGGAAATTCGTGAGGACTTCGAATACTCCCTGGCACATGATGAGATTCTGATGATGTTGCTGGGCGGCGATGACGATGATATCATCAATTTCATTGTCGGCATCATGCCCGGTCTGAATGCAGATAAGCGTGCTGAGGTTATCGAGGAAGTCCGTGCAGCGCAGGCGGCAAAAGCTGCTCCTGCTCTGGAAGAGGCTAAGACAAATGCTTAAACTGGTCATTCCGGGGAGCGAAGTCTATGATGAAGAGACTGAACGCTTCAAGACATACCCGGAACGGACCATCATGTTGGAGCATAGTCTCGTCTCAATTTCAAAATGGGAATCCAAATGGTGTAAACCATATCTAAATAGTACGTTAACCGCAGAAGAATCTCGGGATTATGTGCGGTGTATGACACTCACACAAAATGTTCCTGAAGATACCTATTTGAGGTTAACTCCGCAAAACATGAAAGACATTGACGCTTATATCGCAGCGCCGATGACTGCGACTAAGATTACGCATCGTGAGGAAAAGAAAAAAACAGTCTTTGGCAAAACGAAGGCAATTACCTCTGAGGAGATTTATGGCTGGATGGTAGCATTCCAGATCCCAGTCGAATTTCAGAAGTGGCATCTTAATCGCCTCATGATGCTGATCGAGGTCTGTAACGAACAGCAGAATCCTAAGAAGCCGAATAAGAAGCAAACTGCTAAGGATTATGCGAAACTAAATGCTGAGCGTAGAAAAGCGCTTGGAACGAAAGGATAACGCATGGCGATTTACAGATCTATTCCGATCGACCGATGCCGAATCCGTTTGGTCGATAATCGGAAAACTAAGTATACTCTCCAGCAGATGTGGAAACTGTATGGCGGTCCGAACGTGACAATCATGAATGGACCGTTCTTTAACATGCAGACTCGAAATCCTCTAACCCATACCAAAATTGATGATACAGTTTTGTATCGTCCGGTATATAAAGAGTACGGCATCGGCTGGGTAAAAGATGGTGCCCCCGATTGGGGGATTCTGCCGAATGCAAATTTCAATAGCTACTTTACAAACACCGTTGTCATTCCAAATGGGAAGAAACGGTCTGAACTGAGTTCCCACGCTGATGCTGATGGTACAAAAGCAAAGCCAAGACTTACTAGCAGACCTGCATTTGGGTTTATGGGTAAGAACTTTGTGTTTGGCGTTGAGAAGAACATCGGTTTGTGGGATTTTCAGGATCGTCTCTACAAGAAGGGTTGGACATATGCCCTGGTTGGTGATGGCGGCGCATCCACTGCATTCCGAGATTCCACACAAATTATCAAACCCAGTCGAACTATCTCGATTTATGTGGTGATTACAGAACTCCCTGCTGCTGAGAAAGAAGAAGTGAAAGGAGAGAAGCCTATGATTCCGATTTATGCTTATAGCTGGAAGAAGGATGGAGAGAAGGCACTCTCCGCCAACTTCAAAGTCAAAGAATTCCGTTGCAAAGACAATACGGATACGATCTTCATTGCACCGGCACTGGTCGAACTTCTTCAGAAGATTCGTGACCACTATAAGAAGCCTGTGAATATCAACTCTGCCTATCGGACGGAACCTTACAATAAGAAGATCGGCGGTGCGAACTACAGCCAGCACAAATATGGAACCGCTGCTGATATCTATATCAGCGGTGTAACTCCTACTGCACTTTATACGTATGTGGACAGTCTGCTCGGTAATACCGGCGGCATCGGCAAGTATAAGAACTTTGTTCATGTCGACGTGCGTGAAGTGAAAGCTCGCTGGTCCGGAATCTAAGAGAGGAGGATGCTGGGTGATAGCCGTTAGAACGCGTGGAAATTTCGATAATACCGAGAAGTATTTGAAGGGTCTGGCGTCTAAAGACTATCGCCCCATCCTTGATGCTTATGCAAGACGAGGCTTAGAAGCTCTCATTAATGCAACCCCAGTAGACACGGGAATTACTGCTGAGTCCTGGGGGTACAAAATTCAAAATGATTCACATGGGGTCTCTATTGAATGGTATAACACCAATACAATTGATGGGTATGCATTTGGCGGAAAGGGAACCCCTGTTATTATCCTCCTTCAGTACGGTCATGCAACCGGAACCGGCGGGTATGTTGAGGGCTATGACATCATAAATCCTGCCATTCGGCCGATATTTGATGAACTCTCGAAAGAGCTATGGGAGGAGGTTAAGAGATAATGTCTACCACAGTTGATAATCGGGTCGTACAAATGCGATTCGATAATGAAGAGTTTGAAAAGAAAGCACATAAAAGTATATCTACCCTAGATAAACTGAAGAATGCTTTGAAATTTTCAGGCGCTTCTAAAAATCTTGATGATGTTAACAAATCGTTTAAAGAAGTCGATGCAAATCCACTTCTGAAGGCAATTGAAGGCGTAAATGGTGGTTTGACGGCTATGGTTGCGAAGGCAACTGTCGTAAATCGTGCTACTAATGCCCTGATCGATACAACCAAGCGATTCGTTAGCAGCATGACACTCGACCAGGTGAATGCAGGCTGGGATAAGTATGCTGAGAAGACGAGTGCTGTCCAGACAATTATGGCGGCTACTTCAAAGGACTTCAAGGATACTGGCACCCAGATGAACTATGTCAATAATCAGCTCGAAAAACTGAACTGGTTTACTGATGAAACCTCTTATAACTTCACTGATATGGTCGGCAACATTGGTAAGTTTACTTCCAATGGTATTAAACTTGATAAATCTGTCACGGCTATGCAGGGTATCGCATTGTGGGCTGCTCGCTCTGGTGCAAATGCCGGTGAAGCTAGCCGGGCTATGTATAACCTTTCTCAGGCATTGTCTACGGGTGCTGTTAAGCTGATCGACTGGAAATCCATCGAGAATGCAAACATGGCCACTGCAGAATTTAAGGAAAATGCTATCAAAACTGCTGTTGCTTTAGGCAAACTCAAGAAAACTGGTGATGGTGTTTATAAGACCATGCAGGGCAATGCAGTAAGCGTTACCAATTTTAACAGCGCTTTGTCTGATTCTTGGCTTACATCTGATGTCTTAATACAGGTCCTCGATAAATATGGTTCCTTCACTAATCGACTTTACGAGGTTTCTGAAGCAACTGATTTAACGGCTACTCAACTGCTTGCCGCGATCGATAAGTATGCTGATGGTACACTTGATTTGCAAGCATATGCGAATTCTACTGGGGTTGATGTTGAGGAACTTCGTGGATATTTGGATGAACTAAGCAGCTCAACTTATGAGTTAGGTCGCAAGTCCTTCCAGGCAGGCCAGGAAGCTAAGACATTTGCAGAAGCGATTTCCGCTACATCTGACGCAGTCTCCACCGGTTGGATGAAGACCTTTGAGTTGATCTTCGGTGATTATGAGGAAGCCAAGAAACTCTGGACAAGTCTGGCGAATATTCTCTATGAAGTTTTTGCTGCTTCTGGAGATGTACGTAATGAACTCTTTGGCGAATGGCGTGAAGGCGGTGGCCGTAAGACCCTGCTTGAAGGCATCAATGAGTCTATGGAGGCAATTCTGCGTCTAGTTACGCCTTTCAAAGATGCGTTTCGTGATATTTTTCCGGCTAAGACGAGTCAGGATCTTTTGAATATCACGGCCGCATTCAAGAAACTTGCAATATCTTTGCAACTCAACTCGAAGCAGATGACGAATATTCGCCGTATTATGCGCGGCGTATTTTCTGTCTTTGATATTTTCTTGACCGTTCTGAAGAGTGTTGGCAATGCTGCTAAGAATCTGATCGCACCGCAGTTCTCTACTTTTGGAGATATGCTTCTCGCGATTCTCGCGACTATTGGGGATCTTATCTATGCATTCCGAAATTTTATTCGTTCTGGTGATAAGATTTCGGTTTCCTTTGGAGAAATTGGTAAATTCGCCAGCAATCTTCTTGAGATTCTTAAGAAGCTCTTCAATCAGTTCAGGTCGAGCCAGATTGGACAGACTTCCTTCCGAATTATTCAGACCGTATTTGTAAATGCAGCTTCTGCAGCGGCGAATCTTCTAGCCTATGTAAAAGAGGTTATTTCTCGTGTCGCTGGGCTTGACCAGATAACTTTTCCAAATGTAATTGGCATTTTCAAGAGTATTGGAACTGACGCACAAAGTTGGTTTAAGGATCTAGATGTTCGAATCGGAAGCGCGAATGGTGTTCTTGATAAATTCAAAAGTACTGTTCAGGAAGCATGCGATAAAACTGGCGCATCTTTTGAAAATCTGAATAACCGTGTAACGAAAGTCTTTACAAATCTTCGAGATTTTCTTCAAAATGTACCCTGGGGAGCACTTATCAGTGTGTTCTTTGGTCTGAAGATTATCTCCACAATCAATAATTTCGTGAAAGCTATGACCACTTTGGCGACTGCCATTGGAAATCTTACCTCTGGATTTGCGGGTTTGATGACTGGCGTCAATAAAGTGCTCACTTCTGTTGCTGGTGTCTTTGATGCAGTCAAACAATATATCAATGCGCCCAATTATATTAAACTTGCTAAGGCGATTGCAATTCTTGCTGGATCTTTGGCAGTTTTGGCACTTCTTCCAACCGAAAAGTTAGAACGTGCTGCGGTTGTGTTGGTTGGTGTTATGGTTGCATTCGCAACATTTGTTAAAGCGCTAACATTAATGCCCGGACTTGTGGAAACTGGCGCAGTAGCAGTCGGAATCCTTGCAAAAACAGTCGTTGCATTGACTACCAGCATTCTTATTCTTGCTGCAGCATTCAAAGTTCTTGAAAATCTTGACCCGAATAAACTAATAGATAGCGTCTTAGCTGTAATCACGATTGTCGGAACATTAACGGCTTCGGTTATTGCAATGAACACTAAAATTGGTTTGCTAAGTGCTGCTGCTGGTAGAACTGGTGTACTTAATAGCGGTGCTGCAAATCTCTTAGCTATGGCTGGTGCAGTTTACTTAGTTGCTTCAACAATTAAGAAGATCCAGGATATCAAATTCGATGACGTGAATTCTGTTATCAATGCGGTTATTATGTCTGTCGCATCTGTTATTGCCTTGTCTATTGCACTGAGTAAGCTAAATGGAACAAATTCCATTAAAGGCTCTATTGCACTCATATCTTCTGTTCTCGCTATTTCTGCAATGATTAAAGTCATTCAGAAACTAGAGAACTTTAAGATTTATGATATTTGGGGCGTCATTGGCAAGTTGACTTTGATTATGACTGCACTGGCTGCGCTCTTTGCTGCAAGTAATCTTGCTGGTGGGAATGCCGCTAAGGCTGGTGCCCTTATGACAGGCCTTGGTATTGGTATTTATGCTCTACTTGCAGCGATTGCGTTGCTTGGGCATATGAAACTTGAAACTCTCGCTAAAGGAATTGGGGCCATTGCAGTACTGTCTATTTTTATGGGTGGGCTGATTGCTTTTTCAAAGCTTGCTGGCGAGCATGCCGCAAAAGTCTCTTTGACGCTTCTTGCTGCGGCTGCTGGTATTACTGTTCTTGCTATCATCGGTGGTATTATTGGAACCCTTGACGATGGCGTTATGGCCAAAGGCCTAGCTTATGTAGGTGGTCTTTCTGCAATATTTATCATGCTGATTGCCGCTACAAAAGCTGCAACGGATGTCAGTAAGAATATTACAAGCATGACTATTGCCGCCGTAGCTCTTGGTACGATGATCGCTGCACTAGTATTTGCGATTAAAGAAGGTCCGGAAAAGATAAAAGAAATCAGCAAGTCACTGGCCTTGGTTATGACATCTTTTGGTCTTATGGCCGGGCTTACAAGTCTTGCGAAAAAAATTGATCTTGGCTCGACTGCAATTATGGTCGGTGTAACGGCTGCTATGGCTGCAGTCCTGTATGGATTACTAGCTCTTGCTCCGAATCTTGATAAATCAGTCCAAGCAGCTGCTGGTATTGCTATCTTAATGGTCGCATTGGTTCCTGCGATGGCTGCTATTCAGATGGCATCTGTAGTTGGAGCGGCTGCGGCTGCTGCAATTCCTGGTCTTGCAGTTGCCATTGGAGCAATTGCGGTTATTCTGGCAGCTATCGGTGCACTCCGAAATCTCATTCCTGACGATCTCCCTGATAAATGCTTAATTATTGGCGAGGCGATTGGTAACCTGGTTGGTGGTCTTGCTGGTGGCGTCTTTGAAGGTGCTATCACGACTATCGGTAAGGGTATTCAGGCATTCTCTGACTCTGTTTCTGGTGTTGACTTCGCTCAGGTTCTCTCTGCGATCAATAGCATCGTGAAGTTCGGTGAGGCTTTGCTAGTCCTGTCTGCACTTGATTTGGGCACAAGAATTATCGGTAAAGCCAATCTCGATAAATTCGGGGAAAGTCTTTCTGGTCTTGGCGCAGCACTTACTGAGTATGGCGCTGCAATTCAAAATGCGAACATCTCGAAGATTATTGCTTCGACTCCTGCGGTTACTGCCCTTGCAAATGTTGCTTCTATGCTACCCAAGACTGGTGGTGTGGTGCAGTTCTTTGGCGGTCAACAGGATCTTAGCAAATTCGCAGAGGGTATTACCGCATTCGGCTATGCACTGACTGAATACTCTATTGCTGTAAGTTCCTGTAATAATGCCGCTATCGTTGCATCCGTAGCGAGTGCAGCCGGTCTTGTTGCTATTGCAAATCAGATTCCTGATTGGGGCGTTCTTGGTATCTTCTTCGGCCAGCAAAGCTTGAGTACATTCGGTATGCAGCTTCTCGCATTCGGTGCGGCACTCACTGCATATTCTGGCATTGTGAGTTTGTGCAATGTTGAAGCGATCAATGCATCTTTGCCTGCAGTTCAATCTCTTGTGGCGATTGCAAACCAGATTCCTAACTGGAGCATTTTTGGTATGTTCTTCGGAAAGCAAAGCTTTGCAGTTTTCGGAGAGCAGCTTAAGATGTTTGGTGAATCGCTGGTTAAATATAGCAAATCTGTCACAAATGTCGATCCCGCTGCGATTCTGGCTTCTGCTTATGCAGCTAAGGCACTTGTCGAGGTTGCTAAAGCACTCCCTGATGATGGCATCATTCAGTGGGTGCAGGGCAAACAGGGTCTTGATGACTTTGGCGATAAGCTCGAGGACTTCGGTAAGAGTCTTGCCAAATACTATGCCGCCATTGGCGGCGTAACCATTGACTCTACTCAGACAAGTCTTATTCTCGCAAACCTGAATCGAATCATCGACTTTATGCCGAATATTGCCAACCTTGATATGGCAGGACTTGTCAGTTTTAGTGACAAACTTACCAATTTCTCTGGTGGACTTATTGAGTTCTTTGGAGATGTCGCTACGATTGAGTCTCCGACTCCTCTGGATCTGCTTTGCCAGAATGTTGTTTCTTCTATTGCCTCACTCAACCTCTATGTGGATGAATTCAAGAAGGCTGGTGAAGATTGTGTTGCTGGTTTCTTGCAGGGTGTTGCTGGTGACGATGCGCTTACTCAAGTCAGCACAAGTGGCGAGACCCTCGGTACAAAATTCTTGTTAGGTTTCCGGACTGTGACAGGATGGCATTCTCCGTGGACCACTATGATTAGTGCTGCTTGGGATGCCGTGAGAGGATTGTTCTCAGGCGTGAAAGAAGCCCCTGCTGATGATGTAGGCGGCGGTCTCGCTGAGAAAACTCTCGATGGATATGACAAAGTCGCTGATGGTGCTTATGAGGGTAAGGCTGCTGATGCTGCCAATGAGCTGGCTGCTGGCGCTGTCAAAAATGGTGATACAGCGGAATCTGCCGGCAGTTATCTTGGTAGTCGCATGCTCCAGGGTATGGAAGGCGCTTCCAAAGATCTGACAGGCTGGGCTAAGAAGCAAACTGCTAAGGTAAAAGAAGTAAAAGACGAATATGCTGATAGTACTGCGAATAGTATTCTTGACATGGTTGGTCTCCGACTTGATACGGAAGAAACAAATGCGGCCGCATCTGAAATGCAGAGCGCTCTTGAGGATACAATCAGCGCCGCGACGACCGGGGCAAGCGGATCATATTCTTCTGCTGGCACCAAAGCCGCTGATACTTTCCTGACCGCCTTTGAAACAAAACTTTCCGATCTGGATCTTGATCTTTCGACGATTGATCTTGAACAGGAACTTTGGGAAGCGACAATCGGACAGACTGCTTCTGAAACCGATAAGAATGCCAAAGAGACTGAAGTCATCAAGAAGAAGATTGAAATTCAAAATGAGAAAGTTGACCAGGCAAATCAGAAGTATGAGTACATTGTCAAGAAGATGGGCAAGACGAGCGAGGATGCTAAGAAGGCCTATCAGGAGCTTCTCCAGGAGCAGATTGATCTTGCAAACCTCATGAATCAGGTGAACAAGACTCAGAATTCTGTTGCCGATAACTCTGTCGATGCAATGGTTGCCTATGCGCAGTACATTGGCGAATCGAAGGATGACCTTCTGAAACTGGGCTTTACGATGGAACAGATTTCTGCCGCCGCTGCGGAACGTACTGGATATAATCTCCAGAATACGACCCAGAACATGACGGAGTCTGTAACTGGTGCTGTCCAGACTGCGATGAATACCGTCTCTTCGACTTATGCGGCTACTGCTGAATCTACCATTGGTGCACTCACAACCAACTTCGAATCTTATGGTGTGAAGTATGCAGAGTCGCTTGGAAATGGTATGGCTACGACCACAGATACAGTTACCGCTGGGGCTAAGGCTCTAACAAATGCTGGCGCAACGGCCATCTCTGGCGATTATAAGAAGTGGTACGATCTTGGTGCTATGTGCGCCGAAGGCTTTAAGCAGGGCATCCTGAGTAAAGCAAAAGAAATCGCTGATGCTGCCGCGGCCATTGCAAATGCCGCTTTTACTGCAACTCAGATCGCAATCGACTCGCATTCTCCTTCACGTAAGTTCATGTGGCTCGGAGAGATGAGCGGCGAAGGTTTCGCGCTCGGCTTTGAGAACATGACTGATCGGGTCGCTCATAGCAGTGAAGAGATGTCTCAGGGTGCGATTGACGCTGCTCGGGAAACAATCAAGCAGATTGCTGAAGTCATTGACACCGACCCGACACTGCATCCGCAGATTGCTCCGGTAGTAGATTTGACAAATGCAAAGGCTGGTCTTAACAAACTGAATGCTATGAAGACTCCTGTTATCACAACCTACGTGACTGGTGCTCGGGTTTCTGCGGTTGCATCCAGTCTGAACCAGCAGCGTTCCAACATCAACCAGCCGGTTCCTCAGAATAATCAAAATGGGCCTCAGGTTGTTGAGTTTGTGCAGAACAATTATTCGCCGAAGGCACTTAGCCGGTCTGAGATCTATCGGAATACAAATAATCAGTTCACTGCTTTCAAGGAGGCGATTTCTAGGGTATGATCAAGTCCATTAAGGTAACCAACCCGAAGGGCGAGTCTTTAGTTCTGGATCTTTTCCATCCTGAGAAGTCGGGACTGATTGTGAGAAGCATTTCCGGACTCGGACCCCCGAAAGCTAACATCAATTCAACGGATCTGGCCACGGCGGATGGGGCTCTTTACTCATCTGCACGGGCCAGCACCCGTAATATAGTCTTTAACCTGCAGTTTATGTTTGCACCGACCATCGAGGATTCTCGTCAGTTAACCTACAAATATTTTCCGCTCAAGAAGCTGGTCAAAATAGAAGTGGAAACTGATAACCGGAGCCTTGAAACGAGTGGATACGTTGAGTCTAACTCCCCCGATATTTTCTCGAGAGAGGAAACGACTCAGATCTCGATTGTCTGTTTGGATCCATTTTTCTATGACCCAAATCCGAGCGTTACCCAGTTTGCGACGGTGACTCCGACTTTCGAGTTCCCGTTTTCCAATGAGTCGACTAGCGAAGACCTCATTGAGTTCGGAACGATCAATCTCGACACACGCTCTACGATCGACTATGTTGGCGATGTGGATACTGGCGTGCTCATCACAATCCATGCGCTTGGATCTGTCTCTGGGTCTCTTACGATCTACAATGTGGAGACACAGGAAAAGATGGTTATAGACCTGGCAAAAATTAAGACGCTCATTGGGAAAGACTATGGAAGCGGCGATGATATTATCATCTCGACAGTAAGCGGCGATAAATACGTGCAAGTCCTTCATGACGGTAAATACACAAATGCCATTGCCGCAATCGAGAAACTTGCTGACTGGTTCCAGGTCTCTGTTGGACAAAACATCTTCAACTTCACGGTAACAAAAGGTATTGAGAACCTCGTCATGTCCTTTAGCTACCGAAATGCTTACGGAGGTATTTGATTATGGAATTTATGGTGCTCGATAAGAACTATGACGCCATTGCTATGATCGATACATTCACTTCTGCGATCTGGACGGTTCGCTATGATGAAGCGGGAGACTTCGAGCTCTGCACACCAGTTCGTCTTGACTATATTCAGGCAATACAGATCGGAAATTATCTTTGGAGCAAAGAGTCTGATCGACTGATGATCATTGAGACAGTTGAGATTGCGACTGATGCCGAAAATGGCCCGCAATTCACGGTTACTGGGAGAAGTCTTGAAAGTATCCTCGAACGACGAATCATCACTTCTGGTATTACCTTCAGTGGGAATGTGCAGAGTATTATCATTTCCATGTTGAATACAGAGGTTATTAACGCCTCGATGAAACGTCGAATCCCACTATTCTCCTATAAACTTTCAACTGATCCCAGAATCACTGGAACTTCGATGGAGTTTACAGCTCGTGGAGAAAACCTTTACGATATGATCTGCTCTCTTTGCCAAGAATGCAAGATCGGTTGGAAGGTTCTCCCGAAAGGTGCCGGTGGATTTGAGTTCGAGCTCTTTGTTGGCACCGATCGATCCTATGATCAAAATGCTAATCCTTATGTTGTGTTCTCCCCGAGCTTTGAAAACCTTCTCAATTCCAACTACATTAAGTCTTACAAGGCTTACAAGAATTCTGTCTATGCGGTTGGAACATATCAGAAGGAAGTCATTATAAAAAACAAGTATAAGGACGATAACGGAGAATGGGTCGTTGAGGAACAGACAACTTACGAGGAAGATGAGGTTACTGCATGGGGGTTCTCTGAAGATTCTGAACCGACCGGGCTAGCCAGGCGAGAGATCTTCGTTGATAATGGCGGTGTGAATGACGGCGAGCAAGGCGGCGCGTATAATGCCTGGAATGCAATCAATAAGCAGAAAGGCTTAACAGAGCTTGCAAACCATCAGACAACAACAGCTTTCGAAGGAGAACTGGAAGCGACAAGACAGTATGTCTATGGTGAAGACTTTACGATAGGCGACATTGTCCAAATTCAAAATGAGTATGGTATTGAGGGAACTGTCTATATTTCCGAGATTGTGTTTTCTCAGGATGCATCTGGCATTACTATTACTCCTACCTTTACATCCACAGAGGATGAAACCATTGAATAAGGAGGTTCTTTATGGCTGTAAATTATGGCTTTTATAATTCCTTGAATAAGGATCGCAGGTACAATGCCGAGCAGATGAGCTCCATATTTAATGGAATCATTACAGATGGAGTGTTCTCTACCATTGGTGACGCTTTGATGACGGTTGCTGGAACGGGCATGCAGGTTATCGTGAAACCTGGTCGTGCTTGGTTTAACAACACCTGGACGCTGAATGATGCACAGCTTCCTTTGGATGTGCCCGCTGCCGATGTGAGTTTGACTCGAATCGACGCAGTTATCCTGGAGGTTAATTCTGCAATTTCTGCAAGGGCTAACAGTATTAAGGTACTGAAAGGTACGCCCTCTGCGAATCCGGCGAAACCGGCACTTTCCGCAACCGAGACTCTTCATCAGTATGCTCTGGCATATATCACGGTTGGGGCAGGAGTTACTTCTATCACTGCTGCAAATATTGAGATTAATGTTGGTAAAACTTCTTGCCCGTTCATCACCTCTGTTCTCCAGCAGACGGATATTACCGACCTCTTCAACCAGTGGAATGCCGAGTTTACCACCTGGTTTGAAAACGTCCAGGCCCAGCTTTCTGGTAACGTTGCTGCTAACCTTCAGAGGCAGATTGATGAAAGAGTTAAAATTGCCGATAAAGCCACCGACTCAGATGTTCTCTTAGGAACCAATGATAACAAGTGGATTACTCCAGCCAAACTAAAAAAAGTAAGAGATGATATTGAGTCAATTGGCAATATCAAATTTACTATTAAAAATTCGCTTGGTGACTCCTGGCTTAAATGCGATGGAAGCTCTATCGATCTTGAAGCATATCCGGAATATGGAAATGCCATCGAAGAAACAGCATCTCCAGATTCTGGTTGGGCAAAAACAACGAAATTGGAAACCGAAACGAGTGCGGATCAGACATGCGCCCATGGCCCATATGTTGTAAGATACACAATGGAAACTAGTGATGAAGATGCTAACTATTCTGTATTAAAGCTAAATATATTCAATATCAACTCTAATACTATGATAACAAAAACCCTGTCGTATCGCTTTTCTAAACGGACTAGAGATGTTGGATTAACTTATCAGAATGGTTTTTGGGTATTTGTGGCAATCGATATACAGGCAATATATACAATAACATCCAAAGATGATTTGAATACGTTTTCTATGCAAAAATTCAATTTTGAAAATTATTATTCTGAGGATATACACACATGGGATGCAAACGAATCGTATTTTGTGTTCGGTGGATATTGGAGAGACTCGAGAGATCATTATCATTCTTGGTATATATATGGTGATATTAAAAACCCAGAATCTATAACTTGGCATGATAAGTATACGGATCATTCTTCAAAATATACATATCCATTTGAAAAAGTCACATTGTATAATGGAAATCTAATGTTTGTCGAATGTAGGTATACCGGAAGTTCGAACTATGAGGATTATGAGAAGATGACTGTGGGAGCGCAATTTAATCACACATCTGACACGCGATATGATCGGGAAGTTACGATAAATAGAATATATGGCACTAAAAATGGTCTATATGAATATTTATCCAATGGGCTTTTTAAAAATGGAAAAGCAATTGCTCTTCCTTCCAATTTTACTTTCAGCAAAAAAATTAATAGAGACAGATCTTCCAAAGCATATGCATATATTATAGGAACTATTAATACAGATACTGTGCTTATCAAGCTTGAAGGAGCAAACGCTAACGTATATGCCAGAGTCGCAACATCATTAGTCCCAGTCGATGATTTTAATGAAACCATAAATGATAAATGGTTTTTGATTGGAAATAAAACTAATTATGGTGCATATTTACCAAATATCAAATTGGATGGATGCAATGCATTTATAAAAGTTAAATAGGCATATTTTATATATTCTCGATCATAAAGATCGTGCATATAAATTTTTAAAAAAGGAGAAACAACTATGGAAAAGAAGTTCGAAAACATCATCAACGAGGGCAAGAAAAATGGGAAGAAGATCGGCGAGATCAATGCTGAGCTGAAAGCTGCCGGTGCCAACTTCCACCTGGACTACACGATGACTCCTGACGGTCCTCAGACTGGCTGGTCTGAGAAGGAAATGGCCGAGGGCTTTATTGTTGTGGAAGGCACCGATGAGACCCCCAAGACCTTGCAGGACCACATGAAGTATAACCCTGCTAAGGCTGGCACTAAGGAGACCGTATCCATTCCTGGTGGCAAGTTCGAAATTACTTGGGATGAGGCTGGCCATCCTGTGAAAGCAATTCGGGTCTAAGAAACCTAATATGAACCCGTCAAAGGAGACGTTACTATGGATCAAAACCAATGGTTTAATTCCGGTAGTCCAGCTCCGACTTTAGATAGACAGGAGATTGATCGGCTGAAGTCTCAGCTGGCGGAGAAGGATCTCCTGATCAATCAGCTGAACCTTGGCATTTCCCAGCGTAACCAGACTGAGAACATCGTCTCTCAGCTTAAGACCACTTGTGGTTGCAACTGCAATTGCAACTAACTCTTGCACTGAGGGGCTCTCTCCGGAGGGCCCTTCTTTAAAAAATCAAAATGAGTGAAATGGAGGTATATTTCGATGATTAAACTCACGAATCTGACTGCGCAGACGGTTCAGCCTGGCGAGTCTGTTACCTTTTCCACAATCATGAGAAAGAGTGGATGCGCAGAATGCTTCCGGCTTGGTACGGGCAGTGTGAAACTTTGCAAACGCCCGGCTACGTACGAAGCATATTTTCAGGCGAATGTAACGACTGAGACGGTTGGTATTGCCCAGCTTTCCTTTGCATTGTCTGGCGATGTACTGTCCGAGTCTACTGTGGTACGCCAGATCACCACGGCGAATGCCTTCGACAGCATCTCTCTTCAGGATCTCATCTCTGTGAATTGCTGTGATTTCGATCGGATCACCGTAACCAATACGGGCGCTCTCCCGGTCGTCATCTCCACGAACCCTCTCTTCTATGTGAAGAGAATTTCTTAAGGAGGTGCAATTATGAATTACGATATTTGCGAGATGCGTAAAAAGCTCATTGAGTGGACCAAAGAGGCCATGAGTGGCTCTCCTAACTCTGTTGATACGCAAGAGCTTGGCGAAGTAATCGACATGATCAAAGATATTTATCAGCTCGAGTATTACTGCGCCAAGACAAAGTACTATGAGTCTGTTACTGAGGCGATGGATGAATATGGTGACGCGGATCATTTCAAAATGGGGCGTTCTGGCATGATGCGAGTGCTTCCTGAATACGATCGTCGTGATCAGCGGTTCGATCCTGATGAGTATGACATTTATGGTCGTATGGGATATTCTGGAAGAGTTCCTCACAGCAACATGGGGCGCAACTGGGATCGATATTTGGATGCTCGTCGGCACTACAATGCCACGAAGTCTGATTCCGATCGCATGGAAATGTCCACAAGTGCGAAAATGCACATTGGGGAGACGATTGCTACATTGCGTGATATGTGGCATGACGCCGACCCCGACCTGAGGGAGAAGATGAAGAAGGATTTCTCCGCTTTACTTCAGGAAATGAATTAACGACCAAGTCATGAATAGCTTCTTGATGAATGGATACCTATGGCGTGTAGAACGAGTACCATACTCTAGCCCGATGCTAATTGAGAAAACCGGCTCGCGAGTCGTTGCGACAACGGACCCAATACGTCGGACTGTCTATTTACTCGACACGCTTGATGGTGACTTTCTCAACACGGTGCTATTGCATGAACTTGGCCACGTGGCAATGTTCAGTTACGGGCTGCTCGGTGATATTCATCGGGCAGTTCCGCAACATCTTTGGATAGACGCTGAGGAATGGGTTTGCAACTTCATTGCGGACTACGGACGTCAGATATTCCAGATAGCAAGCACCGTATTGGGCGATGAAGCCTGGTCATTCATTCCTTATGAACTGGAGCGACTGGTTGTGTGAGGAGTGTCTCTTGATGAATCCCTATGTTCAGATGTTCTTTACTATTTTGGCGTCGGTCCTCGCTTCAGGTGGCTTTTGGACGTTGATTCAAAGGCGGTACGACAAAAATGACGCCAAAACAAAACTCTTGGTTGGGCTCGCCCATGATCGGATTGTCGAACTCGGCATGATCTACATTGAGCGAGGTTATATTTACCAAGACGAATACGAAAATCTCAATGACTACTTGTTCGCACCATACGAGAAGGCCGGAGGTAACGGCTCTGCTAAGCGTGTTATGGACGTAGTCAGAACTCTTCCTATGAAACCTAATCCTGGTAAGTGAGGTGTTTCAAAAATGACTCTTAGCAATAAAGCATATGACACGTTGAAGTGGATCGCTCAGATTCTCCTGCCCGGCCTTGGTACTCTCTACTTTGCTCTCTCCTCTATCTGGGGGCTTCCGTATTGCGAGCAGGTTGTCGGTACCCTGTCTGCCGTGACTGTGTTCATCGGCATGCTGCTTGGTCTGAGTGCTGCCAAGTATCCTGGTGACGGCACCATCAAAATGCAGGGCGCCACGTATAAAACAAAGCTGTCGATTCCCATTGATGAACTGACTGAGAAAAAGAGCGTTGTGCTGAAAGTTGAGGAGACTCAGAAATGAGTAAACGTTTCAAGTCGATCACGCGGTTTCTCTTCATTACCAGTCAGTTCGCGGCACTTATTTGGGTGAGTATATCTTATGTGATTGCTGCCTATTCGACCTTTGTTTTAAAACAGCCATTCCCAATTGAGACTCTTTCTGAGCAGGCTATCGTCGTCCTGTTAGGGACTCTCTCCGCTAAAGTTGTCGAGAATATTTTCGAGCACAACAATGGCGGCATCTTTGGAACCAATGCTTCTAGCGAGAATCAAAATGAGGAATAAATAGCAAAGAGGAGGCCGTGAGTATATCATGGTCTCTTCTTTTTTGCATTATCTCGCGATATTTTCATGCTCCTTTATGGAATAGAAAGACCCTAAATATTATAATTTAATAAAGGAGAATTGTTATGAAAAAGGTTATTACTGTTCTGGGTATGGTTATGGTTATCACTGTAAGCGTTATTGGCGTAATTACTATGATGAACAATAATGAGGAGAATACTGATATTGATACAACTACTATCAACTACATCAGCTACTATGATGCTGACGAAGCTGTTATGAAGTATATCAAGTCTGAGAACGTGTTCGACGATAGTGACAAGGTTACTACCGTTGAGATCGAAGTTCAGCACTTGGCTACTGGTGATTGCTTCTGGAACATCACAGCACGCGATGCAGATGGTAAGGCAGTTGGTATTATGAGTATTGATTCTGATCTCATTGTTGAGCGTCTTCAGAATTATATCTAAACACTTATGGGGAAAGCATGGCCTTTCCCTTTTCGCGAAAATTTCAAGGTAGTTTATGGAAAGAAAATAAATTTTATGGAGGTATTCTTATGACTACTTTGGAAAGATTTGTGACTATGCTTAGCATTAGTTTGATTATTGCTGGTATGATTGGTATCCATTATTATATGGGTATCGGTTCTGCAGTGGTATTCGGACTTGGTGTGGCATGCATGACCTTGACAATCAACATCGAGAATATTAAAAAGGACTTTCTTGAGATTGAGGCTTAATTGCCTCTTTCTCTTTTCGCGATAAAAACACTCCACTTTATGGAGGTGAATCAAATGACTTTATCTGGAGTATTTGGATTTGGAGCATGCATTGCTCTCATTGGCTTGATTAGCTATATGATTGTAGATGCGTTCAGAGTTTTAAAATACGGTCTGGAAGGAGACGATGAATTCAACGAAGACGAGGATTAATATATCCTATCCTCTTCTTTTCGCGAGAAAATCCTCTTGCATTATGGAGAGCAACTCTACATTATATTTATGGAGGTATTTAGATATGGGTATCAGAAATAATGGAAAGAATGTCCAGAGAATGAATTGGATTGTTCTGACAGAGGATAGGTACCGGTTAGCGGGAATTGCTGACGAGTATAATATTCCTAACTCGGTTTACGATGCTGTAAGCATTGGACCGAAGGAATGGAATACTTGCGGCGGTACGGATGCTTCGGCTGTAAGACTGTCTGCGACAAGACGAGAGTTCCTGGACATCATGAAGGATTTCAAGGATTCGTATCCTGATGCAAACGTTGTTGTGATGAAGAATTAACTCTGCAGAGCAGGAGGCTGTAATAACGGCCTCTTAGCTTTTCGCGATATTTTCATACCCCTTTATGGAAAGGAGGAATTCTACTATGTTGAATGATTTTAAGAAAGGTTTCTGGTACTCTATTGGGGCAATTGTTGGAGTGGTCACACTTCAGACACTGGCGGATAGAGTTATGCCAGAGATTGCTGCAAAGATGAAAAAGAAAGACGACGTGGAGGAATCCGAATAATAATTTGGAGAGACTGATCATGGTCTCTCCTCTTTCTGGAGGAAATAATGGACACTATTTTTATAACTGAGAAGTTAATTTTGCATGCTGAAAAAGAACAACTGCTTGGCATCTCATTTTGGGATGAACTTAGCTCGGATTGTTGCAAACTTCATACACAGACTTTGTCAGAACCTGTCCCAATCAAAAATCTCAAGAATGCTATAGATCTCTACATGGATGACGATGAAAAAGAAATAAATGAGAAAAACATGGAGTTCGCAAGAGATTGGGTTATGCGAGAGTTGTCATACTGTATTCTAACTGGCTGGGCTGTCTCGTTCCATCCACTTAATGGTGGAACCAATCTTCTGATTCAGATTTCAAAACGCGGAAAAAATGCCTATCAAATCATTCCAGTTTCGACAACTGTCCAATTTTATATGAAAATATGGGAAGTTATAAATAATCTTCGTCAAGATATTATGGATAAATTTCCAAATCTTGAGCAAGAATACAGAACATGGAGGGAATAATATGTCTAAAGCATTAAAGTGCGATCGATGCGGTAAATTCTTTGAACTTAAAGATATGGAAGAAAAGTATGGTGATCGCGAGCGTATCTATCATATAACCACTGATATTTATAGCCCACGTAGTTGCGGTTTGGATCTTTGCCCAGAATGTTATGGAAAACTTGAAAAATGGATGGAGGCGAATAAAATTGATTCTTGAGATTTTATTGATTGGTGTAACCATGATTATTTGCACAGTTGCTGGATACATCATCGGCGTGAATGCGGCAACAAAAACTTTAAAATTTGTAGGGACGCTTAACATCGCTCACGATAGCGATGGCGAAAAATACACATGCTTAGCAATCGATAGGCGATACTCTGGTTTTATGGATGACGAGTCGGTTAAATGCGTCTTAATGAATGTGAAACATCTTTATACGGAGAAACAAGAGGCTAAAACGCCATGACGGATCGAGAACAAAAAATCATAGATAATATGGGTTTAGTTCATTATGTTCTCCATAAATATTTTCCGCTATATATAGACAATCAAGATAATATTCAAAATGGATACGTCGGGTTAATTAAAGCGGTCGACTCATTTGACGAATCTACGGGAAATACATTTTCAACCTATGCGTCTCGATGCATATTCAATGAGATTGCTATGGATTTACGAAGGCGGAATAAATATGCAAAAGATATTTCGCTGCATGCGGTTCTTGCAGAAGGTAATACACGAGATGATCCTCTCGCAATCGAAGACGTTCTCAGCTATGAGGATGACTATACGCCGCTATATGTTCAAGAATTCGTTCGATGCCTTGATGAACGAGAGATCATAATACTTGGATATTTAATGGATGGAAAGACCCAAAAATATGTAAGCGATCATTTAGGGATGACGAGATCCAACGTTTGTCGAATTGTAAAAGTCATGCGGTCAAAATGGAAAGAATGCCGCTATAGAGGAGGTAACTATGAATCTTAATGAATTGCGAGAAGCCATGGCATCCGATGCAACGAAGGAAAATGCAAGTTTAAAGGAAGAAAATGCACGACTACGTCAGATGGTAGGAGATCTCAGAAGAAACTATGCGAATGACACAGCGGATCTAAAAGATGATCTCAAGGCGCTAAGTAATCGTTGTTTTGCATTAACACAAGGAACTATGTGTTGCTTCTGTGAATTATCAAGATATAGATGCCAGCATAGTTTGACATTTGACCAAAAAATCAAAATTGGAAAGAAAATGATGGAGGAAGCTAAGAATGCTGAAAATTGAAAAAACTGAAGTTTATGGTTGGGAAGCAGCAATTCGTGGCATGAGAAATCCTAAGAATTCTTGGGAGAGGAGCGATAGCTATCCTTGCGCTGTTCTGGGAGAGATCACAGATAAAAATCGTTCATATCGATGCGCCGGGTGTAAAAATGAATTCGTAGGTAGACCTAATTGCATAGTCATAGGCAAAAACGACCTTGACCTCATGACTCGTCTTCGAAATGCTGGGCCTGAGCATGCTAAATTTCTTCGTATGGTTGTGGTCACATGCGATATCACGGCGCCTTTATATTGGTGGAAGGAATTTGACACGTATAAGGTTGGCACAGTAGCAAACTCCTGCTCTACTATGCATAAGATTGCTGATAAGGAATTTACGCTTGATGATTTCAGTCATGAACATTTGCTCTCTGGCTGGGCTGGAAAAGATAAAAACGGCGAGAATGTTATACTTCCAGGCCCAATTGAATCCTTAGAAAATACAATTAAAATGCTAAACAGAGCTAGAGATGCTTATCTAGTTGCACTCAAAACTGAAGAAGAAATCAGTCTTCCTGCCAAGGATATTTGGTGGCAGATGATTCAGCTTCTTCCGAGTTCTTATAATCAGAAGCGAACGGTGTTTCTGAACTATTGGGTTCTTGCAAATATCTATCATCAGAGACAGCATCATAAGCAGGACGAATGGCGTGTTACGTTCTGCGATTGGATCAAATCTCTGCCATATTCTAATCTAATTACAGGAGAGGAATCGAAATGAGAAAGTACAAAGTTGTATTTACTATGGATGGTAGAAGCGATATATTCCACATCAATACAATCATTGAGACCGATCATGATCTCAATACGACAACTTCCAAAATTATTGAAGCAGTACATGGTGCTGAATTCTTCTCAGTTAATATAGATCCGGAATACTATCAATCTCAAAATCCTAGCCGGGTAGCAATCCGGACTGATAAAATTATTGACATAGTTGTGAAGGAGGCTTAACTATGCTCTTTGCTAAAATTCTGCTCGCAATTCTCGTTCTTACCTGGTTTCCTGGAATTATATATTTGCTGACAGGTCATCCTCGATTCATCTACCATGATATTCTTGGGTGGCACGAGCCTGATAAAAATGCAAAAATTTGGAATGATGGCTGTAGTTTTCATTGCAAATGCAAGCATTGCGGCAAAGAAATTATGCAGGATTCTCAAGGGAACTGGTTTACTTTTAATTAAGGAGACTTTATTATGAGAAAGATCAAAATATGGACAATGCTTACTATGGCATTTGCTATCTGTTTGCTAACTGCTTGCGGAGGGCAAGCTGTAAAGCAATCTCCGGATATTTCAAATGCATTTGATGATGAGTCTAAGCCAAGACCCTCAGCAAATGTCGTCAGCGCCATGATACGATACGAAACAGCAATCGATGAATACTGCAAGTTCATGAATGACTGGTTCAAACTTGATGTTCTCGAACAGGCAGAATACATTGATGAATATACTGCATTCAATGATGAACTCGCTCGCAATCAGGACATCATGTCTCAGCTTCTCGATCGTGAGGATGAGTTTACAGCGACTGACTATGAATATATTCGGCAGACGGCGCTCAGATGCTCTCAGAAGCTATTAAACTGTGCTAGCGGCGGATTAGAAGCCGCAGAGGAGGCTCTTAATGGGGAAGGAAGCGATTCTTAACATTATGGAAAACCATAGCCACTGTCGGGTACGAACAGTCAATGCAGACCTTATAAGTATTGTCCAAGAGCATGGCCATTACGTTGCATACGTGGACCGTCAATTTTATTGTTCCGGAGATACATACCAAGAAGTTGTCCAGGAACTTTCAAAAGATGGCATCGTTTGAGGTGAATCTGAATGCGAGTTAGAAAAGCAGGAAAGATCTTATTGGGCGCAGACCTTACGAATGAAGAATCCAAAGTTCTTGACATGGAGATCCAGAAGCGTATTGCCGAATACGATCGCAACAATGTCGATGAGATCGATGCTATGGTCTTATGGAATCTTCATCTGATTTTTGGATTCGGTGAGGAACGTCTTATGAAGTTCTACAACTCCTTCAGTAAAGATCTCCATGCCATGTGCGAACGCTATGAGCTCACGGATAAAGGGGACGAACTCTGGGTCTGCACGCATAAACTTAAAGAGAAATTCGGCATTGATATTCATCAGCTAAACGATAAGTTCCGTTAATCGCGAGAAAAACAACCTCCTTTATGGAAACTTATATTTTAGGAGGTTTGTTTATGAAACAGTTATATTTGTATGGAATTGGTGGAGCAGAAGATGGATTTCGAGTAATCCGCTATCGCGAGATTGATCAATCTGACCTATCGGCACTTACGTTAAGATATGAAGCAACTGATATGCTTATGCATTATCGGTCGATTCAGAGATTCTTCGTAATTGACAATAGACCAGGGTTGGCCAAACTTTGCGCGCAGTCGATTAAAACGAGAGACGTCGAGAAAGCACTGATATTCCTGGATATTCTGGAGAAGCAAGGTCTTGAGATTAAGATCTAAGAGCATGGGGCTCAGTCAAAATGGCTGGGCCTCTTCTCTTTCGTGAGAAAATCCTGTCCTATTATGGACATTATGTCTAATACTTTATTGGAGGAAAGATCAAAATGGCTTATAGTGCAATGATGTTGGATCAGATGATTGCGAAAGCAACTCGAAAGATGAAGAATGCTGAGTCCGACAATGAACGAGCGGAGGCGATTAACGAACTCGATCAGCTGATTGCATTACGTAAAGATCTTACAGAAGCATCGGGAGATAGCTTTTATAAGATGGCTACGTTGGCAGTCACTACATTGGGCGTCATTGCGCCGCTGGTTGTGAACACGAGACTCGTGAAAGAATGCATCAAATTTGAGGATACTGGAGCATGGAGTCATCCAACAATCCGTGGACTGGTCAGTAAGATTAAAATCGGAAAGTAAGACAAAGTCCGGCAAGAGGTCTATCAAGGCCTCTTAGCCTTTATATTTGAGGTGAAATATGGTTAAAAGATATATCAAGAAGGTCCCGGTTGTCGAGGCAGTTCGATGGACAGGCTATAATTTCGATGAGATTCGGGATTTTGTTGGATTCAATAATGCGTATTTTCAGAGAACCAACCCTCCAAAAGTCTATATTCCAACTCCTGAGGGAGCTGAATATGCATCTATTGGCGATTATATTATTAAGTTTGCCGATGGCGAGATTCGTACTTGTGATGCGAATCTCTTTAAATCAACTTACGAGGAGGCTACTGAATGAATACCAAACATTTGGTAAAGAAAAGCGGCAGATTTCTGAAGAAGCATCTTCCGGAAATTCTTACGATCGCATCAACTATTGGCGTTGGTGCAAGCATTTATTTGACTCGAAAGGCGACAAAAGCGGAGCAAATCCTTCAAAATGAGGGAAATTTGGAGGCAATGGAGCCAATAGAAAAGGTCAAAGCTTATGTGAGTATCTATTGGCCTGTTGCTATCGTCTCCAGCGCCTCGATTGGGTGCATGTGGTGCGCTCATATCCTCGATAAACGGGCACAGATGCAGCTTCTGAGTGCATATATGGCTTTGGGGCAGGCATTTGAACGGTATAAAGAAACCGTCCGTCAGAATGTAGACCAAGAAACATATTGCAAGATTCAGGAAGAATATTTGGAGGAAATGCAGCATCCTAACAAAGTAGATACAGACGATCAGCTTTTGTTCTATCTCCCATTCTACAATAAGTACTTCAATCGTACCATGAAGGAGGTTATTGACGCTGAGTACCAAGTGAATCGGGAATTCGCATTAGCTGGATATGTCAGTTTCAATACACTTCTTGACGCGCTCGGGCTTTATCCGATTGTTGGTGGAGAAGATATCGGCTGGTCTCAGGATGCAGGGATGGTCTTCTATGGATATGGCTGGATCGACTTTGAGCATCGGTTACAGACGACAGATGATGGCTTGGAATGTTATTACATTGATATGCCATTTCTCCCGACTGAAGATTATTTGAATTATGGGATCGGGCAGATCGTTCAGTAAATTCGCGAAAAAATCCTCTTAGTTTATGGAGAAAAACCACTCAAAAATCTATATTTTTAGGAGGATTTGATTATGTTTAAGAAGCTGAAGGAATTTGGAAGCAAGCCTATCACTTGGGGCGCTTATGGAAAACTTTGCTTGTGGAGCTGGATTGCAGGAATGCTGATCAGCATCGGCTATGCATTGGTTGCCATAGACGGCGCATGGGAATGGGTTTGCGACAAAGTCGTCGCGCTCAAGCACAAGCTTATGCCTTGGAAATACTATGAAAATAAGGACGGTGACTTCGAAGATTGAGGGCTTTATGCCCTCTTTCTTTTCGCGAGAATAACCGCTTCCTTTATGGAAAGGAGATGATCTATATGATCACATTAACGATTTTGGTAATTGCGTTGTTGATCATTGCAATTGTACTGGCGTTTACACTTCTTGCTGGAGGTGCGGCGTTCCTAGTTACATTTGGCGATGTTATCATCGCAGTATTCATCATCGCTATGATCGTAAAACATTTTCTCAAAAAGAAGAAGGGGAACTGAGGGCTTTATGCCCTCTTCCCTTTCGCTATATTTTCATGCTCCTTTATGGAGGTGATAATATGTTTGTACAAGATCCATATATTCGAGACCTATGTTGGCTATGCGGATTGGCGATCGGCGTACTCGCATGGGTAATCCTAAATAAGAGGTCTTAAATGGCCTCTTCATTTCGCGAAAATTTCATGCTCCTTTATGGAATAGAAAGACACAAACAATAATGAAAATATTTAAAGGAGAATGAGATATGTTACACATTGCTATGGAAATTATGGTTGCTGCTATTGGTGGCTTTACCATGGTTAGCCTGATCGGTGGTTTCATGCACGAATTCGGTAAGTTCATTATCGAGTCTAACGAGACCAAGATTGAGGACTGTAGTCAGATTTGATTGCAGTCTTCTTCTTTCCATAGCATTTCGCGAACAAATCTGTTCCTATTATGGAGGTGAATCAAAATGAGTGAGAAATTAGACGGTATGAAAATTGCGAAGATCGCCGCGGCGGCATTTATTGCTGTGGGGACAATTGCAAAAGCAACGTTGGATTTCGTAACGAATCAGAAGGACATCCGAAACAATACGGAGGAGCGTTAACACGCTCTTCCCATTTTTAAAAGGAGAAAGATCAAAATGAAGCTAACAAAGCTAAAAGAAGCTGCAAATGTCGTAACGCTATTCGCATCTGAGCATCGAACGAGTCTTATGGTCGGCGGCGGTATTGCGGGCATGGTGATTGCGGGAGTTACTGCGGTAAGGGTTACACCCAAGGCGAGTATGCTCTTGGAAGAACGTAGATGCTCGAAACATGATGCATATCTCGAAAATACCGAAGCAAACCCTCAGCTCACTATCAAGGACTATATTCAGGTGACGTGGAAGTATTACCTTCCTCCGATTGCACTCGCCACGGTCTCTGCTGGGGCAATTATCTTTGCTCACAAGGTTGATCGTAAGGAGAATGCGGCTCTTGCAGCGGCTTATGCTATTTCCGAGTCTCGTCTGAAAGAGTACTCTGAGAAGGTTCTTGAGACCGTCGGCGAGAAGAAAGAAAAAGAAGTCCGCGATGCGATCGACAAAGACCGTGTTAACAACAATCAGCCGGTTGATGGTGAAATTATCAGCACTGGTCAAGGCGATACATTGTGTATGGACGCTTGGAATGGTCGGTATTTCTATTCAGATATCGAGGTTCTGCGTAGAGCGGCAGTGGATCTAAGTCGGGCTGTTTTGAATGACGAGACAGTTACACTCAATGATTTCTATGATCGAATTGATCTCCCGCAGACAAAGAACGGTGATTTCTTTGCTTGGGAAATTGGCAATCATCATGAAATGATCGAGTTGAGTTTCAGTTCCCAGTTGGACTTTAAGAAGCGGCCTGTTTTGGTGATGGACTTTAAGTTCGCACCAACATATTATGATCGAGAGCCCTGGTAATCCTGGGCTTCGTGAATTTTTCTGGCTCCTTTATGGAAAGGAGTTGATCTATATGATCGATCTGGAGAGATTTGAGGAAATCAAGAAGGCTATTAGCAAATCTAAAGCAGAGACATCTGTGTATCGACAGGTAGTCGATATGTCCTTGAAGAATGCACGTACATGCGTCGGATTGGGACAGATCGAATTCTTCGATGCCTGGATGGCTATCGAAGAGTTTTGCGAGAACAAGCTGGAAGAAAACCTTAAGTTGCTTGAGGATCTATCTAAGGAATTGAAAGATTCCGACTAAAAGAGTTGAGGCTTAACAAAGCCTCTTCTCTTTCGCGAAAATTTCATCCCACTTTATGGAGTAGAAATACCCAAAAATCATATTTTATAGGAGGACTTTAAAATGGAAGACAATATGGTTATGGAGAACACTGAGGTTACTGAGAATGTTACCCCCGAGGTTCCCGAGGAAACTTACGAATGCGAGGCCTGCGAAAGCAGTAACGGTATTGGCTCTGGTATGATTGGCGGCGCGATCGCTACAGGTGTAATCCTGGGCGGAATCGCACTGATCAAACGTATCAAAGCTAAGCGTGCTGCTAAGAAGGCCGCTAAGGAAGCTGCCGAGGAAAACGAGGGAGACACCGAAACCGAAGCATAACGACCAGACTTTCAAGAAGCTGAATTGAAGTGATTGGGATTCTATAAAGGGTTGAGACCTACATGGTCTCTTCCCTTTCATTTTTATGAGGTTCAAATATGTTTACAATGATTAAGCTTATGAGAGAAGCAAATAAAACTATTCAGGAGGGGCTTATCGGAAACCCTCCGAATCGAATTTATACAGGAATCGTATTTCTCAGTTTCGGGATTGGGCTTGTACTGTCTGGTGCGGCTCAAATCAAAGTTGAAAGTATTGGAGGTCAAAATGGAACAGTATCCAAGTAATACTCTCAAAGAGAGGAACAAACCGCAGGGTCAACAGCAGAAGCCTAAGCCCGAACTCAAATGCGTTGTGAGCGGTAAGAGCAAACCTGTCCCAAAAAGCATCTGGTCAAAAGTCTTCGTCGGCATTAAACCGACATCCGGGCAGACTATGAAGGAGTTTATATTCGACGAGATTGTTACTCCTTTGATCCAGAGAGCTGTTGTGGAGGGTGTGACAGGTGCCATTAACTTCCTCGTAAAAGGTGATGCCTATGCCGATCGTAAGGATATCCAGAAATTCGGTAAATCCTACATCAATTATAATGGCATCTCAAGCGGAAAGCCCAATGGTGGGAACAACTATGTATATTCTGGCAAGAATACCGGAATGGATATTGAGAACGTCTGGTTTGAGTCTCGAGCTGATGCCCAGCGGGTTCTCGATGAGATGAATGGCGCGATTGCTCAGTATGATATTCTGACAGTCAATGGATTCTACGACATCATTGGCCGGACGAGTATCATCGATCCATCTAATGAGCGATTTGGTTGGAGTGATCTTCGAAATGCATATGTAACGGCATCTCGTGGCGGTTGGGTACTTCATCTGCCTCGTCCGTTGCCGATTGATTAAGGAGGAAAATCAAAATGAAAAAAACTGAACTGGCTACAAAAGCTAGCCGGATTATCATGAAGTCCAAAATGGGTCTCAAGAAACATTCTCCTGAGATTCTGACTGCTACTGGTATTATTACAGGCATTGCAGCGGCTGTTATCGCCTGCAAGCAGACCGTGAAAGCAACTGAGATTATTCAGAATGCACAGAAGAGCCTGAGCGATATCGAGGAAGTTAAAAACCTTGTCGAGAATGGCGAGGCTACTTATACGGATGAAGACGAAGCCAATGATCGTAAGACCGTCGCCATTCAGACGACCGTTGATATCGTGAAGACATATACACTTCCTGTTGGCCTCGGTCTATTCTCTATCACTTGCATTCTGGCAAGCAATCATATTCTCAAGAAGAGAAACGCGGCTCTTGCTGCAGCATTTTCTGCTCTGAGCACCGACTTTACAAATTATCGGAAGCGGGTCATTGAAAAGTATGGAAAAGAAACCGATTTCATGCTCAAGAATGGCCTCGAAAAGCAGCTGGTCGCGCATCAGATCGTGGATCCTGAAACTGGCGAAGTCAAGGAAGAAAAGAAAGAAGTTCTCACTTATGAGGGCAATAAGCTGAGTCAGTATGCTCGAATCTTCGACGAGGTTGGTTCTAATCAGTGGACACCTTCTGCGGATCATAATCGCGCATTCCTCCTGATGGAGCAGAACTTCTTCAATGAACGTATCAAAACCCGCGGTTATATTTTCCTGAACGAGGTTTACGAACGACTTGGCTTCCGTCCGACTAAAGCTGGCAGTATCGTAGGCTGGGTTTATCGTCCCGATGATCCCGACTATGAGGGGATTGACTTCGGTGTCTTCTCTGCTAACACACAGAAAGCGGCTGAATTCCTGGCTGGAGACGAACCTTCTATTATTCTGGACTTCAATGTGCAAGGCGATGTGCTGACGCTCGTTACTGAAGGTGGCGTCTGGGATGAGTATAATGGAGGTTAATTATGAGTCTCGAATGTCGAACTCTCAAAAAGATTGGCACCGATGAGATTTATTATTACTGTAGAAATACAGGCGTAAAACCTCATGAAGTTGCCCTTTGGACTGATCCTGCAGAAACTCCGAAAGAAATCGAGCATTACTTCAAGAATCTTGATCCAATAACCATCGGACCTAGATTCGCGATTACTCTTGAAATTTTTGATAAGCTTTACCCAGAGCTTTCTAAATTTCCAGTATGCCATCATCCGAAATATGAAGGAGAAAGTTGCATAATGGATTTTTGCGGGTATGCACCGTATGAAGATTGGACCAAATGCCCATATTTCAAACAAGAGCCTGAAAGGAATTCTAATCCATGAAAATTCGTGTAATTGATGCTGTTTTAACATGCATATTGTGCTTTTTAACCGGTATGGCAGTCATGCTTTGGTATACTCAGATTACTGAAAAACCTCAGGAACCTCCGGTTGTCAATGTCTATGTAATCGCTTCTGATAAAGAAGAAGAGGTCAAAATAGAGCCCAATGAGGGCGCCGAAATCATCATTGAGGAACCAGAAATTAAGAAAAAATGGTATTCGGAAGAGGATGTTATCAACATGGCCAAGATGTGCTATGGCGAGAGTATGAATCTTCCTGTACTTCATACAGATTTTGGCGATCGATCTGCAACTTATCAAAGTGCAGAAGCTATGTATGCAGTTCTCAATCGAGTCGACGCGGGCTATGGTGATATTTCGACTTGCATCAAAGCCAAGCGACAGTTTGTTGGTTACAAGTCATCGAATCCTGTTACTGATGAGCTCTATGATCTTGCAAAACTTGTGATTGAGGATTGGGCAACTGGAAAAGAAGAATATCGTGTTCTTCCGCATATATTCCTATATTTTCATGGGGATGGCCGGCATAATCACTTTACGACCAAATCTGGTGGTGGAGTTGAGTATAATCACCTAATCCCAGATCCATTTGTATGAGAGGTGAAATCATGAATAAGTCTACTTATGCTTTGATCGGCGGCGTTATCGGTGCTGCAATTGGCGCCGGTGCTACTTATATTTATATGCAACGTAAGACGGCCGAGCTAGTCTCTGACGCAATCGATGGCCTCAGAAAGTATTACGGTGCGGATGATTCTGTACAGGAAAACAAAAATGATACATCGGTTACGGACGAACCCGCTGATGGCAAATCCTGTGAACCGACCCGGAAGTACACTCAGGAAGATTACAAGGACTACACCAAATGTCGTCCAGTTCCGTTCCGGGTAGATACCGAGATGCATGAGAATGAGGACGGCGAGCTTGAAGCTCAGACTTTGGTCAAAATGGGTACTGAGGCAGAACTTGAACCGTATTCTATTCCGCCTGAAGACTTCGATGCCGATAATGGATATCGAAAAATCATGCTGATATGGTATGAGAAAAACAAAGTTCTCGCATATGACAACAATCCTCGCATTACGATTGATCCTGATAATTATCACGACACCGTCGGAGATTTCGAGGATCATTTCGATGACTGGGAGAAAGACACTGTCTATATGCGGAACGAAGTCGAAGAGACGGATTACGAGATTGACGCATGTCTCACAGACTATGATGAACTCTTGAAAGTTCTGCCTTATGACGACTTGGTAGATGAGGAGGGTGTTCCTATTGACGGATAATCAGATGTGGGTAGAATACTACAAATATCTATATCAGATTGTCTGTGGTGGTGACGAAAATCTTAAAAATATCAGCTGGAGTATGCTGATTGGGCATCTCTTCACGGTACCTTTCCGCTATAGTTATATTTCTATGGATGGAAACCGGTTGGAGGATGGCCTCAATCTCAGAGACAGATTCGCCGATTACGCAGGATATCCGCCTACACAGGTAGAATCTCTCCTGAATCGATATGAATGCAGTGTGCTAGAAGTCATGATTGCTCTTGCTCTTCGTATGGAAGAGGAAACCATGGCAAGCACAGAATTTGGAGATCGAACAAGTCAGTGGTTCTGGTATATGATTATCTCCCTTGGTCTTTCCGGGATGACAGATGATCATTATGACTCTGACTATGTCGATGACCGGATCAATGCATTCCTAGACAGGGAGTATGCGCCTGACGGTCAGGGGAGTCTCTTTTGGGTCCCTGGAACAAAGAAAGATTTTCGGAGCATCGAGATCTGGTATCAGATGTGTGAGTATCTGAATTCAACAATTAACGAAGGGAGGACATGAGCCTCATGCTCGACTTCATGATGGTTGCCACTCGAACCAATCGAGCTGGAGGCATCGAAGTGTTCCCTAAATTCGTAGTTAAGAGATCGACGGATTTGATGATTCGTGGTAGTGACTTCTACGCGATTTGGATTCAGGACGCCGGTCTCTGGTCTACGGATGAGTTTGACGCATTGAGATTGATTGATCGAGAGGTTGAAGAATATTTCAACAAGATGCCTCCCGATCTTCAGTCTCGTGCAAAAGCGTTTTATATGTGGGATGCCGAAAACGGCATGATTGATCGTTGGCATGCATATTGCCAGCGTCAGTGCCGCGATAATTACCATGCATTGGATGAATCTTTGACGTTCTCAAACGAGGAAGTTAAGAAGTCTGATTATATTAGTAAGCGGCTCCCATATCCCTTAGAGCAGGGTAAATATGATGCTTGGGATAAGCTGATTGGTACCCTGTATACACCTGAGGAACGCCATAAGATCGAGTGGGCTATCGGTTCGATAGTAACAGGCGACAGCAAGAAGATTCAAAAGTTTTTGGTATTGTATGGTCCCCCTGGATCTGGTAAGTCTACCTTACTCAACATTGTCCAAGAACTCTTTGAAGGCTATTATAGTGTATTTGATGCAAAGGCACTTGCAAGTGCGAGCAACCAATTTGCGCTAGAGTCGTTTAAATCGAATCCTTTAGTGGCCATTCAGCATGATGGCGATCTAAGTCGTATTGAGGATAACACGAGACTTAATAGTCTTGTCTCTCATGAGACGATGGTCGTCAACGAAAAACATAAGTCTTTGTATGAAACCCGATTCCGTTCGTTTCTCTTTCTTGGCTCCAATAAGCCGGTAGAAATTACAGATGCGCGATCTGGTATTCTAAGAAGACTCATTGACGTGTCTCCAAGCGGAGAAAAAGTCCCTCTCAAAGAATATAACAAGCTTACAAAGCAGGTTGCATTCGAGTTGGGGGCAATCGCGTGGCATTGTCGAGAAGTATATTTGGCAAATCCCGATTACTACGATGCTTATATTCCAAAAGCAATGATGACCGTCACGAACTCTTTCTATAACTTCATGCAGGAATTGTATGCGGCGATGGAAGGTAAGGATGGCATCTGCATGAAAGATGCATGGGATATGTACAAGGGATTCTGCGAGGAAGCAAATGTCTACAAGCCTCTTCCAAGAAACAAATTCAAAGAGGAAATCTGTTTATATTTCCACGAGTATTACGAACGCTACTATCTGGAAGATGGTACTCGTGTCCGGCAATATCTCAAAAACATCAAAGTGGGTATGCTCAATGGCGAGGAAGGTTCTGTTGAGACGGCGCAAGAAGAGAAAAAAGAACCGTCAAAATGGCTTACATTCTCTGACCATGAACATTCTATATTTGATGAAGACTGTGCTTCCTGTCCTGCCCAGTATGCAACAACCAACGAGACGCCAGCGCTTGCTTGGAAACAAGTCAAAACACAACTCCATGATCTGGATCCGAAGAAACTACATTATGTAAAAGTTCCCGTAAATCACATTGTGATTGACTTCGATCTCAAAGAAAATGGAGAAAAAAACTTCAAGAAGAACTTCGAAGCCGCGAGTAAGTGGCCTCCTACGTATGCAGAGCTCAGCAAGTCTGGTCAAGGCATTCACCTTCACTATTTATATTCTGGCGACCCCACGCGTTTGAGCCGAGTGTATGACGAATACATTGAGGTGAAAGTATTCAATGGTGGTTCCTCACTTCGGCGTATGCTAACAAAATGCAATGATCTGCCGATTGCTACAATTAGTAGTGGACTACCGTTGAAAGGAGAAAAGACCGTGGTAAATCTTGATAAAATCAAGACAGAAAAGGGACTTCGAATCATGGTGATGCGTAACATCAACAAAGAGATTCATGCAGATACGAGATCCAGTGTGGACTTTATCTACAAGATCCTGGAAGATGCTTACGAGTCCGGCATGAAATACGATGTCTCAGACCTCAGCAATGCAGTCTTAGGTCTTGCGGCTTCCAGTACGAATCAGTCAAAATACTGTATCAAACTGGTCAACAAGATGCATTTCAAGTCTGCAGAGCCTGTCGAGATGGAAAACGAGAGTACGGACGATTTTGATCCACTCGTATTCTTCGACTGTGAGGTCTATCCGAATCTGCTCTTGATTAACTGGAAGCAAGCTGGTGAAGGTAAGACAATCACTCGGATGATCAACCCCTCTCCTCTTGAAGTCAAGGCGCTCATGAACATGAAACTGGTCGGGTTTAACTGCCGTCGTTACGATAACCATATTCTCTATGCGAGAATGCTTGGTTATACGAATGAGCAGATCTTTGAACTCAGTCAAGCGATCATATCCAACAAGCGCTCAAATGTCATGTTCGGTTCTGCCTACGATATATCTTATACGGATGTCTATGACTTCTGTGTAAAAAAGCAGAGCTTGAAAAAGTGGGAGATTGAGCTTGGCATTCATCATCAGGAAATGAGTTTGCCTTGGGATCAGCCTGTTCCTGAAGAACTCTGGGAGAAAGTTGCCGAATATTGCGACAATGATGTCTTGGCAACAGAAGCAGTGTTTAATAAGAACAAAGGCGATTTTGCGGCACGTCAAATTCAGGTCGAGCTTGTCAAAAAGCTTCATGGAATGCGTGCAACCGTCAACGATACGACGAACACTTTGTCCGGACGTATTATATTCGGTAAAAACAAAACGCCTCAGTCTCACTTCAACTACCGCAATCTTGCTGAACCAGTTCCGCCGTCAAAATACCCTGAGTATCGTGAGGCATTTGGACCTGACTATCATTTCCGAGTATTTGATAATGAGGGTCTTCCGCTTTATGAGGACTTTGATCCGTTGAAGACATATCCCGATGGATACTCGATCCTACCTTTCTTCAAAGGATACGAATTCAAGCGTGGTATATCTACCTATTTAGGTGTCGAGATCGGCGAAGGAGGAAAAGTCTATGGCAATCCGGGTATGTACGGAGATCTCTGGGATGGAGACGTTGCGTCCATGCACCCCCACAGTGCAATATTTGAGTGCCTTTTCGGCCCCGAGTTCACCAAACGATTCGAGGAAATCGTCGATGCGCGTGTTGCAATCAAGCACCACGACTTTGAACTTGCATCCACCTATCTGGAAGGCGCGCTCGTGCCTTATCTCACAGAAGAATTGGCAGACGACCTAGCACAGGCGCTGAAGATTGTCATCAACAGCATCTATGGTCTGACGAGTGCGAAATTCGCCAATATCTTTAGGGATCCTCGAAATATCGACAATATTGTCGCGAAACGTGGCGCTCTATTCATGACGCTTCTGAAGCAGGAAGTCGAGAATCTTGGTTATACAGTCGCACATATTAAGACCGACTCGATCAAAATCCCTGATGCTGATCAGAAGATTCGCGATTTTGTCATCAAATTTGGCATGGAATATGGCTACAAGTTCGAGACGGAAGCTGAGTTCGAGAAATTCTGCCTTGTAAACAATGCTGTCTACATTGCCAAATTCAAGGAACCTAAGAAAGATAAGAAGACTGGCGAACTCATTTGGTGGACAGCAACTGGTGCTCAATTTGCGGTTCCCTATGTCTTCAAAACCCTCTTCTCACGCAAGGAGATCACGTTCAATGACTTCTGCGAGACGTTCCAAGTATCTAACTCTGCGCTTTTCCTAGACTTTAACGAGTCTATGGTGGACGTATCCGATCTTGAGAAACAGCGTAAAAAGTTCTTTGATAAGAACATCAAGCCTTTCCTTGATCAGAACCTGAAACCCGAAGAAGCAGATCTCGCAACGCTTGCTGGACTCGATGAGGATATTGCGGCTGGTCATAGTCTCCAGTTTGTTGGACGGATTGGCCAGTTCACTCCTGTTGAGCCTGGTAGTGGCGGAGGCATTCTTCTCCGTCAAAATACCGATCGATTTGGCAATATTAAGTACGATTCCGCTGGTGGCGCCGATGGTTATCGCTGGCTAGAATCCGAGTCTATTCGAGGGACTGAGCTTGAGAAGCATGTCGACATGAGATTTTATACATCTCAGGTTGACGCTGCGATCGAGGAAATCTCGAAGTATGGCGATGCAGAATGGTTCATTTCTGATGATCCCTATATTCCGCAACCAAAGCCTGAAATGTATCCCTGGCAAACGGCTGGTGAACCTTATGAGGACGACCACGCCGATAAACTCTTTGCAGTACGCTAACTGCGATCAAAATAAAACTATATTTTAAAGGAGCTACTATTATGCAGAACATCGTTGAAAACATCTATTTCGAGAATGCCGACATCATCTTCAAGAACTTCTCTGGTCGTGAGACTCGCTACAACAAGCAGGGCGGTGTCCGTTCTTTCTCTGTCAAGATCGACGACCCCGATATGGCGGCCAAGCTGGTTGAGGACGGCTGGAACGTTCGTCTGCTGCGTCCTCGCAATGAGGGTGATGAGCCTTCTCACTGCCTGGATGTTGCAATCAACTTCAACTTCTGGAAGAAGCCCGAGATCTATATGATCTGCGATGGCCATAAGACTCGGATGGATGAAGAGGATCTCGATATTCTCGACGGCGCGGATATCATCACTGCCGACATTGTGGTGCGTCCTCGCATGTGGGATGACGGTGGAGAAACTCGTGTCAAGGCTTATCTGCAGGAACTCTACATCACCATTCAGAGAAGCCGGTTTGCTGCGAAGTACGCTGATATGTAAGTGATTTTTGGGTGCCTTATAGATGGTAAAAATATTTCAAATCATATTTTTGAATTGAAAGGGATTCAGGCAATCTCAATATTTTTGTAGCAAACCATCTCTTAAGGTTAAATGTCATAAACGCAGCCCATTTTAATGGCCCATTAGCTCAGCTGGTTAGAGCAGTCGGCTCATAACCGATCGGTCCTGGGTTCAAGTCCCCGATGGGCCACCAAACGGAGGACCAGCCGCCCTTCGATACATAAATAGCGGCTCTAATAAAAATAATGAGGTGAATTAAAATGAGTATATACGATTGGGCACGGCAGGAAGTTCAATTGGCAAAGGCAGAGTTAAAACGGAATAAAAACGATGAAGCGCAATATATGATTGCTTGCTACGACTCCGCATTAAGAGCTTATGAAAAACTCATTAATGATGACCATACTGGGATGAGCTTCGCGACTACTCGTGGAATCTTAGAGAATTTGATGTATGAGATTCCTTTGATGCCAATTGAAGATAAAGAGATTATGTGGAATCACGTAAACCATTGCGGAAATGAATCTGTCTTTCAGCACAAACGGATGCTGAGCCTATTCAAAATGGTAAATGAAAAGACTGGGGCTGTTAAGTTCTCAGATAACAATCGAATTCTTTACAAAAATCTATTAGGTACCGACTCTGCTTATTTTTATAGTAATTTCATTACAAAGATTATTGATGGGATGTTCCCCATCGAATTCCCATATATGCCGACTAAAGAAAAATACGTCGCCTATGTTACAGAGTTTCTGACGGATCCCGCAAATGGTGATTTCGACACTATGAACTTAGTTTCTGTAAAACTTCCGACAGGAGAGGTTCATCAGATCAATCTTTATTATAAAGAGGAGAATTCTCGCTGGGTGCAGATTACTCAAGATGAATGGATTGGCAGAAAGAAAAAAGCTTTTGAAAGGGAGAAGTGAATAAAATGGCAAATTATATTATGATTCGTGATGGTAACCGCAAAGATAATGGCTGTCCTGGTTATATTAAGTATACTGAACCTGATGGTCGTCTGGTTGTGCAAATCTATGCATCTACGGATATGGACAGCCTCGGAACTCAGCATTTCCTTGATCCTGATCAAGTTGTATCCATTACTCGGCCTGTCTTTCAGAGAATGCTTAATACATGCTCTAAAGCTCGCAGAGATGCGCATGACTACATGCAGAAAGATACTGAGTTCACTGCAGCACTTTATCGCCAATTCCAGTTTATGCCAAAAGAAATCATTTACAATGATGCTGCGACAATTGTTTACTGGACTGACGGTACAAAGACCGTTGTGAAATGCAATGAGAATGATGAATATAGTGAATATGCAGGTTTCGTTGCGGCAGTTGCCAAGAAAATGTATGGCGGAGCAAATGCCATTAATCGGCTTATTGATTCCAAAAAGGTCATTCGTGGTAATGGTCTATGTCAGCCGTTTCGCCCGAAAACCACATTGGAAGAGATTTTTGATAATGCATTAAAGAATGTGACAGGTGCCTTTAAATCTCCTATGGATCCCTTAATTCGTCCAGATTTATATCCACATATTCATGATTCCGCGAGAAATTCTTCTCCCTTTATGGAAGGAGATGATCCAATACGAGATGAAAATGGATGATAATTCAGCATTGGTGTTGCTGACAGGAATGACATTGCTATTCTTGATGGCGATCAATCTCATTTGGAAATGAAGAGTTAGGGCTCGGTCAAAATGATCGGGCTCTTTCTCTTTTTGAAAGGAGGTTAAAATGGACGAATGGCAAGAGATGGAGATCCTAGATTCCTACAGACGATCTCTCCGCTATTATATGATTTTCAGTTCGAAGCTGTTGGAAAATTACACACTGGCGCCATCCTTAATGGCGGAACTGGAAGCGGTAAATCCCGGACTGCACTTGGGTACTACTTCCGGCTTAATGGCGGCGATTTGCGTCGTAGGGATTCGAAAATGCGGAAGAATCCTATAGACTTATATATTATCACTACGGCGGCAAAAAGAGACCGGCAGGAATGGCTTGGAGACATGGCGCCTTACCTTATCACAACAAATCCCAATATATCTATCTATTCTCATACGGTCAAAATCGATTCCTGGAATAACATCTCCAAATACGTTGACATCTCAGGAGCTTTCTTCATATTTGACGAAGACCGTGTTACCGGGTATGGAACTTGGGTTAAATCATTCTTCAAAATCGCTCGACAAAACCAATGGATCATCCTATCTGCAACGCCTGGCGATACCTGGATGGACTACATGCCCGTGTTCATAGCAAATGGATTTTATAAAAACAAAACAGATTTCTGTAATCAGCATATTATCTGGAGTCGATTCGCAAAATTTCCCAAGATCGACAAATATATGAACACAAGGCGACTTGAACGACTCCGAGATTCCATCCTCATTGACATGGACTTCAATCGTAATACAGTTCAACATCATGAAGATGTTTATTGTAATTATAATCATCTCGAGTATAGAACATATATTAAAGAGCGTTTCAATATTTGGACAAATGAACCCGTCAAAAATGCGGCGGAATTGTGTTATGGAATGCGGCGGATCGTCAATGAAGATACTGATAGGCAAGTAAAGCTCATGGAGATCTTTGAGGATCACCCGAAACTCATCATTTTCTATAACTACGATTACGAACGCGAAATCCTTTTAAACTTATTCGAGAATGTAGATGGATGCAAGATAGGAGAATGGAATGGACATGCTCATCAGGAAGTGCCGGACGGACCGGAATGGGTTTACTTGGTACAGTATAATGCCGGAGCCGAGGGCTGGAACTGCATCACTACCGATACCATTGTCTTTTTCTCCCAGACGTATAGCTATAAGCAACTCCAGCAAGCTTGCGGACGCATCGATCGACTTAACACACGGTTCGTGGACTTGTACTACTTCCATCTTAAATCCCGATCTGGAATTGACGCAGCTATATCCCGCGCATTGAGTAACAAAAAGAAATTCAATGAGGGTGCTTATATGCGGAAGATGCAGATACAGTTTGATCAAAATGCAATAAAAGGAACAAATGCAGTATGAAAAAATCTCAGATGGAATATTCGAATTGCTATGATAAGATGGCAAAGAAAGGTTTAGCAATATACGGGGTGTGTAGTGGAAAGATTCAAAATATTGAAAATGAACCATACATTTACAAGGACTGCGTTAATTGCCCGTATTGGGCATGCGCAATAGCAGTAAAGGCGGTTCAAAATGGGCGAGATTGATCTTTTAAATGATCCAAGGTTTGCTATTATGCAGATTTTTGATCATAACACAAATACGCTTAGAGTTGGTGTAACCTATATAGACGATCCATCAAAATGGGCATCATTAACAATATCCATTGATGACTATGAACCACGTATCGGATACAGATTTCTTGCACAAACTATGGCCGAAAAATGCATAAAGGAGCTTGAAAATGACTGATTATAGTAATATTCAAAGGGTTGTTATTCGAAAACCAGTTAGTTCAGAAGATATCGTTAAGGCTTATGGAGTCTTGGCCGAACTCAATTTACAAATTGATATCATTAAGAATATGGCAGATCATGGGGTTCTTCCTAAGATAATTGTTGATCATATAATGATGAATATTGACGCTGGGATTGAACGCGCCGTACAATTGTCTGGTTTTGCCAATGCAGATGATATGAAATACTATATTGAAAATTTCAAAGATTTATAAGGAGATTAAATCAAAATGGAAGAAAAAATTGTTTACACGATAACAGTTCGCACCAATCAGGATGGCATTCGCGCTGCTGCGATTGTTAAGAATGTACAAAAAGCCGATGGTGCTCTCGATTCCACACTCACAACCGCATTTGCTCAGGAGGATCTCGATCTTCTGATGGCGATTTTGGATGGCAAGAAGTCCATTAGTAACGCGATGGGTGGTGAGATTTGTGGCGATTGAGTTCAATCTATCATCATATTGTCAGAATTGCAGAAACATTACTCCTGTTGCTGTCAAAATGCCTGATAATTCTGGTGTTTTCATTGAGTGTGAGGATAAAAAACGCTGTGCATTCTTGGCTCGTTTTATCCACAATCAGATACAAAATGAAAAATGTGGGAGGGATCAAAATGGGAACTATTAGAAAGTCGACTGCGAGCATTGACCGATTCTTTGCAGAAGCACATGATATTTCATTTCACAATTATGTGTCTTATCGAACTGTGGAGTTTCTTTGGAGAGGTGCTCGATATCGTCTGGTTTCTACCGGGGATCTTTACATTGTAGACTATAGCGGTCTCCCCACATTGGTTCATCCATTCGAAAGCATTCACAAAAATGAACATATTTCCTGTGTCTCTGTTGCAGACCAGAGAAATTATTACGTGCGTAGAAGAAAACAGATTCGGCTGAAAGATCTGGTTTGGGCTGCATTCGGCGACCGGGATCTGCCAAAAGGTTATCATGTTATTTGCAAAAATGGCAACTGGCAATCCTGCGGAATCAATAATTTGGAGGTGGATCGATATGGAGTATCCTGAAAAGGAAGTTCGATTTGACGAATTTTGCCCGAAATGCAAGTTCTATAAGGTAGACGACGGCGAAGACCCTTGTCACGACTGCCTTCAGCACCCGGTGAATCTCCACAGTCGAGTACCGACGGAGTTTAAGGAGGCAAAAAGTGCAAAAACGAGCACGAACGCAAAATCTCGCTCCAGCAGATGTTGAATGGGTAAAAGAGCGTATCGAATATCTTCGAAAGAAGCTCCTGGTGCACTCAATTATCTATTATCGATTAGATGAGAACCTTATCAGTGACGAAAAATGGGCCGAATGGGCTTTAGAGCTCGAAAGACTTACCAAAGAATACCCTCAGATTGCTCAAAATGCATTTCTTGCAGAGGGATTTAGGGATTTTGATCATTCCACTGGCTACAATTTGCCTTTGGAGACTCCTTGGGCTGTTCAAAAAGCAATGGAGTTGGTTCTATATGATCAAAAAATACGCCAATGGAATAAAGAAAGGTAAGGTCAAAATGGATAAAATCTATAAATGTGACCGATGCAGATGCCAAGATATCTGCAAACTTGAAAATGCATTTCGTAATACGCAAGATAAACTTGATGAGATCGTTGAAAATGGCAATGGAAACTTCTCTATCGAGCTTGTTTGCAGACGATTCATCCCGGTTGAGCATTCTGCAATCACTAATCGCACAATTGAGGCGATTAACTTGTGTTTCGGGAATGAGGCACGTAATGCATGTGCTGACAACGTGACCATGAATAAATACATTACAGAGGAGAATAAAAATGGCAGAGTTGAAAGATAGTGGCAATCGCAGAGAGTTTGAGACCGGCGCTGTGCGTGATATGCAGGAAGGGAAAGGACGAATGGATCTTATCCCTTGGGGAGTTGCTTTGAGTATCAAAGAGACAATGGGTGACCTCTTTTATATCAGGCATTATGGCTATGAAGTCATGAATGGTAAGTACCAAGCGGTTAGTGCTTACCAGTGCATTGGTCCGATCATGGAATATGCTGAATGGATGGATAAAGAGCTCAATGATGCAGAAGCTGTGTGCGGAAATCGGCCGAACCCCATCAATCGACTTCAGGAAATTGAGAATACATTTGTCAAAATGGCGGCAACCTTTATTATGTTCCAACAGATGACTCCAGATCCTATGAATGGTCAAAATGGTTTTAATCATCAGTCGTTCAGCTTCGACGATAAGGGAGCAGTCACCACGCTTTTGAACGATGAATGGGCTGATGCCATGCTTGAAGTCGCTAAACATTATGAGGATGGCGCTCGCAAGTATTCTGAAAACAATTGGCGAAGAGGTATGGATCCCAAGATTTACTTCGATTCTGCCATGCGGCACTTCATGAAGTGGTGTAGACGGATGACGGATGAGCCTCACGATCGTGCATTCATTTGGAATTGCATGTGTGGGGCCTGGGAGGCTCAGCAGGAACGTCATAAAATTGCTTGCAATGCAGTTAAGGCAGAGAGCGCCAATGTAGCTGAGCAGGCAATTCCGGATTCTATGAATGTGCTTCAGAGCTTTCGTGGATGGGATCCTGGGCCGATCGAAGGATGACAGTATAGGTATACCTCTAGGTGGTCAAAATGCCTCCTAGGGGCCTTAAAATACGAAATAGAGGTGTTTTAGTATGTACATGTTCATTTACAGAAAGAAAACTGCAGAAAGAAACAGAAATGACAATCTAAGTATTGTACTTTCTCGTGAAGATAACTGGAAAGATGCTTTATGTGATTATATCAAATACAAAGATGATCGGAAACTGAACGAGGGTGATCTGGATACTTTAAAGCTTTTTAAGAAAGCTCTCTCGAATTTGCCGCTCAATGAGGCAATTCAGCTCATGTATCTTGTATATGGTGATGATCAGATCCTTCTGGATATGTTTGATAATGTTCGAAGGGTTGATTTTGGACAGACTTATTCGGATTCCGATGGTTCTAATGAGTCTTCGTGAGAAAATCATGGCCTATAATGGGGTAAACCCACAATTTTTAAGGAGGTTTTCTTATGAAGATCAAAGAAATGAAGGAAAAAGGCATCGAATTCGTGAAGGAGAACAAGGAGGCGATTGCAGTTGGCGGAAGTATATTCGTCTACGGCGTTGGGATGTATCTTTATGGAAGAATTGGTGGCAAAAGAGATGGCATAAAGGCTTGCTGCAAGCAATTTGAGACTGAGATTAAAATGGGTCAGCTCTTAAGAAAGCTTGAACGCGGCGATGGTCACTATCATGTTGAGCAATTCTTCAACCGGGATCGTCTTAATGGCAATATGAATAGCTTTTCAGAGGCTGTGAAGTACTTTGCGGATCCTAAAAACACGGAAAATGTCTGTGGAATGGTAGTCTTGAGTAAAGAAAACAACTAAAATGTGGGGATTGAGGGCTCGGAAACGGGCTCTCTTCCTTTTAAAATTACCTAAAAATCGAAAGTTTATGGTCAAAACGACCATTTTTAGAGGTGAAAACGATGAAAAAACGGACAAAAAAGACGGTTTTGAGAGTGATTTCTGGGGTTTTAGCGACTCTTTTTCTGGTCGGAATCGGCTTTTTGGGGCTCTTCGGACTAGGAAGTATTCATGCAAAAGCATGCGATTTTACCCTCGATGAGGGGGTTGCTTGGGCCGATGATAGGACGTATTATATGCCGGGTGAGCTGATTTCGGAGGGTCCGGAAGGGTCAAAATGGATCGCTTTTCGTGGGTCAAATGGCATGGTTTACGAGGTAAATGACGAAATTTTGGAGCAAATTGGGGGCTCTGAAAGGATGGGTACGGACGGAATTTACCTGCTTACGATGGACTCAAATGGCACAAAAGAGTGGTATGATGACACCATTTTAGTGGTGTGGAGGGACGTTTTATGAGCACTTTTTGCGCATGATAAGGAGGGAATTTCAATGAATTTTCTGGCCTTAATTTTAGGTGTTTGGATCGTCATTTTCGTAGGAAAAATGCTTCAAAGTATGCTTGCATTTACGTTGTGGATTTTAGGCGTATTTCTGGCAATTTTCATGCTAAATGTGGCTTTCGGATTCGTGTAAATTTATGGGCCAAAAATATTTTAAAACTGGCCCAATGGGCCAAAAAAGTGGCCTAAAAGTTGTTCGCGAAAATAACACGGCTCGTAAATTTCGCAAAAAGTGGCCTAAAAAGTGGTCTTATGGGCCAAAAAACTGGCCCACAAAATATTTCTGGCCCACGCTCAAACCGTTGCGGCACAAGGGTTTCAGGGTTTTTTGGGCCAAAAATCTATTTTTCAATTTAATTTATCTCAGAAATTGAACAATAATAATAAAAAACTTACGAATATTTTTGGCCTTTTGGCCCAAAGCGTATTTTTGGGTGAAAAATAGGTCGAAAATGATGACAGAAAATTCAGGCCAAAAATGTACAATTTTGGAGGTTAAAATGTGCTTTGTTAACTGTGTTGTTGCGCTTCTATTTTTGATTAGTTGCATCGTCGCGAAAGACTCTTCTGGGATGCCTTATGTGATTACATTTTTTGTATTGGCAATTATTGGAGAGCTTACAGATGCCATCTCCAGATTGCTGATTTCAAAATCTAAGAATCTTGATAGGATTACTGAAAAGTTAGATATAGAATGGATCTATTTGAATGACGATTCGAAGGAGAAAGATAAATTATGATGTGGGTTGGAATTATTATTGCGGTTTATCTTTTTGGTCTGGCGCTTGCATCAATTGCAATTGACACAAATGACCAAGTAAGTGGGCGAGCATATAGTTACTCGCTCGGGTTTGTAGCAGCAATTCTTGTGATGCTGGTTTATGCCAACATTCATGGAATTTGAGCATTTTTAAAATTCGCGAAAAAATCATGGTCTTTTATGGAGAGAAAGTATAGTTTATTTGGTAAAACATTTGATAATTTCAAAAGATGATCAGTTCGAATCTGATTGCTTTCTCTTTCCATTTTCTTTCTTCAAAATGGTTCGCGAAAAAATCATGGTCTTTTATGGAGAGGAAAGAAGTAAAGAGCGACTTTATGATAAATCCTCTTCTTATCTTTTTGCGAGGTGAATCAAAATGGCGAGAAAGGAGAATAAGTTCCAAGCAGATCTAATCAAGGAACTTAGGCAGAGGTTCCCTGGTTGTATCATCTTGAAGAATGATGCAAACTACTTACAAGGCTTTCCGGATCTTACCATTTTTTGGAAAAAGTTCTGGGCAGTTCTTGAATGCAAACGGAGTCAAAATGAGGTGCATCAACCTAATCAAGATTTCTATGTGGAACTTACAAAGAAGATGAGCTACGGCAGTTTCATCTACCCCGAGAACAAGGAGGCAGTCCTCGATGAAATGGAACGAGCATTTAAAGTTCGAAGATAAACACGCATTCTTAAGTCCTAGTCAGCACACATGGCTCAGATATGACACGGACACGCTCAAGACACGCTATTACAATTCCCAAGCTAAACAACGCGGTACCGAATTGCATGAGTTTGCAGCTTCATGTATCAGGCTTAGACAGAAACTACCGAAAAGTGCTAAGACGCTGAACATGTATGTAAATGATTCAATTGGGTACTGCATGGATCCCGAAGTGCTTTTATTTTATTCTCCAAATTGTTTTGGACATGCTGATGCGATTATGTTCAGAAAGAACTTCCTTCGTATTCATGACCTTAAAACCGGAGAAACTCCTGCTAGTATGGATCAGTTAATGATCTATGAAGCATTGTTCTGTTTGGAGTACAAAATAAAACCAACTTCGTTGGATGGTTCTGAACTTAGAATCTATCAAAATGACCAGGCAATTTGCTGTAATCCGGATCCTACTGATATTATTGGGATCTGTGAAAAGATCATTCAGTTTGACACAGAACTTTGCAAAATTCAGTTAGAGGAGGGATGAGCGCATGGGGCTTGCAGATGAAATCTATAGCTATTATGGATGCGCTGCGGATCAAAATGAACTAATGCATTATGGCATCAAGCGCCGTTCCGGCCGTTACCCTTGGGGATCTGGAGATAATCCTTACCAGCGTAGTGGTGACTGGATTTCTCGAGTAAATGAACTTAAGAAGTCGGGCATGAATGAAAAAGAGGTTTGCGATGCTATGATGATTGACTCTGTCAAGGAGCTTCGATTGTTAATTCGTATCGCAAACAATGAGCGTAAAATGGATCGCGTTGCCACTGTTAAGTCTATGATGGACCATGGCAAAAGCGTGAGCGAGATTGCTCGAGATATGGGTGTAAATGAAAGCTCTGTCCGTAGTTGGCTGAATGAAGCTTCTCGTAAGAGAACAGAAGCTCCTACTAAAACTGCTGAGATTCTGAAAGAAGAACTCAAGAACAAGAAGATGCTTGACGTTGGTCTTCAGGTTGAATCCGAACTTGGCGTTAGTAGAGATACTCTCGACACTGCAATTAGGATGCTTGAAGCTGAAGGCTATCAGCGGTTTGGTGTAGGTGTTGCGCAAGCAACTAACAATAAACTTCGCACCACTGTTGAGGTTCTTGCTCAGCCTGATATTGATCAGAAATATGCATATAACCATATTGGCGAGATTGATTCTGTAGCAGACTACCATTCCACTGATGGTGGTGTTCGTTGGGATAAGCGTGAGCATCCTGCAAGCATTGATTCCTCCCGAGTTGCCATTAAATATGGCGATGAAGGTGGCGAAGATATGGATGGTGTAATTCTGCTTCGTCCTGGTGTTGCTGATTTAAATCTTGGAAATAGTCATTATGCCCAGGTTCGAATCATGGTTGATAACTCTCATTACTTGAAGGGTATGGCTATGTATTCTGATGACATTCCCGAGGGTAAAGATATTCTTTTTAATACAAACAAGAAGTCTGGCACTCCTATGGAGAAGGTCTTGAAGCCTATCAAAGATGATCCTGATAATCCATTTGGTGCATTAATTAAAGCTGGCGGTCAGTCTCATTATATCGGAGAAGATGGAAAAGAGCATTTATCAGTTATCAATAAACTGAAAGAAGAAGGCGACTATGAAAAGCAGGCAAAGAGTCTATCTTCGCAATTTCTTTCTAAGCAGCCGCTCGAACTTATCAACCGCCAGTTAAATGAAACATATCAGCGCCATAAAGATGAGTTTGATGAGATTAATGCCCTCACTAATCCAACTATCAAACGTAAGCTTTTGAATGATTTTGCCGACTCTTGCGATGGTGCAGCAATCCATATGAAAGCTGCCTCTTTGCCCAGACAAACTACACAAGTTATTCTACCTCTTCCCAAAATTAAAGAGACCGAGGTTTACGCGCCCAACTATGAGAATGGCGAGAAGCTAGCATTGGTTCGGTTCCCCCATGCTGGTACATTTGAGATTCCTGTTCTCACTGTTAATAACAATGATCCTCAAGGAAAGAAACTTCTTGGTCCCTCTGTGACAGATGCGATTGGTATCAATCCTAAGACTGCCAAGCAGTTATCTGGTGCAGACTTTGATGGTGATACTGTTGTTGCAATTCCTACTGGAAAGAATGGAGTTAACATTCAGCATCGCAAGTATCTAAAGGAACTTGAAGACTTTGATCCGAATATCTACGCCATTCCAGAAGGCTCATCCGTTAAGCCTATGAGTAAGAAGTATCAGCAACAGCAAATGGGTGTTGTTTCTAATCTTATTACTGATATGACAGAAGGCGGTGCTCCTGAAGCAGAAGTTGCTAAAGCAGTAAAACATAGCATGGTCGTTATTGATGCGGTAAAGCATAACTATGATTACCGTCAATCTGCGCAGGATAACGATATTGCAGCGCTAAAAAAGAAATGGCAGCGTTGGGTCGACTCGGATGGAAATGTTCACTACGGTGGCGCATCGACTGTTGTATCTCGGCATAAGCAGACTATAGATGTCCCTGAACGTAAAGGTTCTGGCATCATTGACCCTGAGACTGGTAAGGTATCCTATAAGGAGTCTGGTCGGTTGATATGGGATAAGGAGGCCGGTGACTATCGTAGAGATAAAGATGGCAATCCTGTTAAAGCAACGTCTAAAGCAAGTCTGATTCTTTCTGTCGATGACGTTCATAAGCTTTCTTCCGGACACCCTAAGGATGAAGCATACGCCGAGTATGCCAACCAGATGAAAGCCCTTGCTAACCAGGCCCGTAAAACTATGGTGAATACCCCTCGCCTCACGTATGATCCATCTGCCGCTAAGACATATGCAGAGGAGGTTAACTCCCTTAATGCAAAGCTATCCAAAGCTCAATTAAATATACCCAAAGAGCGCCGTGCACAGGCTATTGCGAATTCTATTATCAATGCTAAGAAAGAGGCCTATCCTGAACTCAACGATAAGGATAATAAGAAAGAGCTTGATAAAGTAAAGCAATTGGCTATTAATGATGCCCGTGCTCGTGTGGGTGCTTCCAGTAAGAATGTGCGTATTGAGATTACTGACAAAGAGTGGAAAGCTATTCAGTCTGGTGCAGTTAGCGATTCTAAGCTCAATCAGATTCTTAGATTCTCTGATGCAGACAAAGTTCGTCAATTGGCAATGCCAAAGACAACAACAACGCTTCCTACTGCGAAAGTATCTCGAATTCAGCAAATGTCTGCAAGAGGCGCAACAAATGCTCAGATTGCAGAAGCTCTTGGAATCTCAACTTCGACAGTTTCGAAGTATTTGAATGGTGGTGAAAGCTAATGAATCGAACAATTGCTTTGACAACATTTGATAATCCATTCGATCCAATTGATCAATTCAATGATTGGTGGCGTTATGATACTGATCATGGATACAACTCCTGCCAGTATCTGGCTCGTATAGCTAAGACTACCGATCAGTTCTCTGAGAATGAGAATGCAATTGAGATTGAAAGAGCAATTGATGAGATCATTAGGCTCGATCCTTTTGGAATCTATCGAAAGTTTGTGAAAGAAGAATGAAAATAAATGCACAAACAATTTGTTGTGAGCAAAACCATTTTAAATGGACTGCTCTCCTTCATTTTGAGATGGGGGAGGGGGTCCGCGATTTTGACCCCCCCTATGC